TGGATATCTTTTCTATCCTCATTTGGTAAAGCTCCAACTCTTGCTATAGTAAGAGAGTTGTATTTAAGTAGTTCGACAAAGGGAATTAGGTTTATTAATCTCATGTCTAAATCTGTATGTATTAAAATGTTATTATAAAGTATAGGTTCAATCCAAGCACATACTAAAGGGACATTCCAATAACCACATGTAAATTTTTCAGTCTCTGGAAAATATTTTTCAATATAAGTTACATCATATTCTTTTAATTGATCAATTGTTTTCCTTTCAGGAACTCGCTTAGATGGACATACACAATAGATATCAATACCCTTGGGATAGTATTGTCTCCATGACTTTACACATTCAATAGCTTCTTCTTCAAGGGGTTCTCCACCATCTCTTGTATATTCCTTATTTTCCCAATACTTTCCTGCACCTAAATTTGTCTTACTGTTTTCAATTACCAATATTAATGAAGTATTCATCTTCCCAACCTCTCTATTACTTTTTTATATTTATTCATCCATGGATGTTTTATTTGATCTACTGATACAAGAGTTAGATCATCACAGTCATTACATATGCCTCTATAAATTCCAACTGTTTGCTCTTTCATATACTGAGCGAAAATACTATCTTCAGAATATATTTCTTCAAGGGATTGTTTGTATATATTTCCGATTATCAATTTCTTATGTGTGTCCCAACAATTGCATAAAGTAACATCTCCGTTTATAAATATTCCATTATCCACAATAGCATGAGCACAAATCCCTTTTTTTATAATGTCAATTTCACATTGTTTGGGAATTTGACCTGCCCAATTTCTATTGATTAATTCCTGATTCTCCATCTTAGCATTGTAGTTCTTAACTATAAACTCCATTCTCTTATACAATGAAGAATCTTTATCAACATCACATCTTAAATAATATCTTATTCTGGCTGGGTTTATGTCTTGCTCAACTATGTAGTCGTTGAGGGCATTCAGCTTTGACACAAACAGATTATACAGATCCCTTCCAGTGGTTTCTTTGTATTGTTCTATGCTGTATCCATATATACTTGGTTCAATAAACCCTTTCTTCATGTATGGGAGCAATTCTAATAATTTTTTGGATGAATTTAAAAAGTTAGTTACAAACCCATACCATTCAATTTCTGGGATACCTTCTAGAAATTTTAATTTGTCAATATGATTTATATCCAGGAGAAAATCTCCTAAGTTTGGAGTTAGATCAAATCTTGTAAATCCAAAATCCACACACAATTTGACGACTTCTTTAAACTGTTTAATTGAGAATACTTCCAGGGGTGGGCGCTTAACCAGAAATGAGTTCAAACAGAATTTACAGTTGAGTTGACATCTCAATAATTGTGTTATATTTATTATCATATCCAGTCTAAAACTCCATTATTTAATTTATGTTTTTTGATCATCTCTGGCTCATCTAAATAATATTCATACTCTCTACATGCATTACACATTTCACTATAGACACCCATTGATTGCTTTTCAATTATATCTCGGTAGTTCGATTTATCTCCGTATATATCTTCCATGCTCTGATCTAAAATATTTCCTATCAACATCTTTCTGTTAATATCAACCATACCACAAAGAGTAACATCAAAATTAGGAAGTATAGCTGTTTGAACTATTGCATGTAAGCATGTACCTTTTCTCTCTGGTTTCTTTGCTAGATATTTTACACCAGGAAGTTGCCCTGCCCAGTCGTAATTTAATTTGGCATTTCCATTGTCTATAATAATTTTTCCTTTATAAACAGCCTGTAGCCCTCTAATTATTTTAAATAGTTTAGTATCATATGGAACATTTTCAAACTTATCATATCTCATATAAAATGTAATTGTAGGTCCAAAGAATTTATTTTCTCTCAATTTATTATACAAAGCATTTAACCTTTCTTCAAATTGAGGGAATTTTGTTGTTCCTGTCATATCTAAATAATTTTGATTATCATGCCCATAAATACTTATAAATATTTGAGTCTTTTTTGAATTAACAAAAGATTTCATATCAGTATCTAACATTGCTAATAGATTTGTAACTACATCATAATTCTCAACCTTTTTTTTATCTTCAAGTATATTTATCATAATACCATGACGTGGAGTCAAATAGAATTCTCCCACTATTGGCGTAAGATCTACATTTGATAATCTAACTGTTGAGGTTAATTTATCAATTACAAACTTAAACTCATCTGGTTCCATAATTTCAGTTAATCTTGCCCTGTTAAGACAAGGATAACACCTCAACTGACATATGTTATTGGTTACCAATTGGATATACATTTTTTCAAGATAGTCTCCATATCATTTTCTGGCACCCACCCTATATATTTCTGAATTTTATTTACTACTGGCGATCTGTGTCTTACATCTGAATGATTTTTTGTAAACCATTCACTGTATGGTTTCAATAATATATTAGAGTTGCTTCTTGTTAATTTTTTAACCATTGTAGCAAGTTCTAATATAGTTATACCATTGTGTGTGTTACCAACATTAAATATTTCTCCATAACATTTTTCATTTATTATTAATTGATACATAGCTACAACTGCTTCGGAAACATCACAAAAAGATCTGGATTGTTCACCATCTCCATGCACAATAATATCTTTATAACCTAATGCTCTTTCAATAAAAGTTGGCACAACCATTCCATATGTAGATACCTGTCTGGGTCCAATAATATTAAAAGGTCTAATTATTACTACTGCAGGAAGTTCATATGATAATGCTAAAAATTCACCAGCTAGTTTGGCACAAGAATACCCCCACCTTAAAGTAGATTTTGGGCATCCTATTTGTAGGTCTTGATCTTCTCTAAACATTTTTTCACTATTGCCATATACCTCACTGGTGCTTGCATATAATATTGGAGTCTCGTATTTTTTTGCTAATTCAAACACTTCCATTGTAGTTCTAAGGTTGTTAATCATCGCTAAATTTGGATTATTATTAATGTATTGATTACCAACCGAAGCAGCTAAATGGAATACACAATCACTCTTTTTAAAACCAACTTCAAGACTATTAACATATGTTACCGGAACCATTATGTTACTTTCTTTCCCAGTAGAAAAATTATCATAAACATAAACTTTATGCTCTTTCTTTATTAACAATTCAACTAAATGTGAACCTATAAAACCTGCACCACCTATAACAAAAAATTTCATTGTATTTCTCCCTTTTTATGCTTCAGAAAATATTGTATTGAATACTTGCCAAATTCTGTATCACCAGGGCATTCAACATTATTACAAAGATGAAACCTTGGATATTTTATTGCTTCATTCATATGAAGATTAGTTAATACTTCACTCTCTCCATCACACCATTTTACATCACCATTCTCATATATGTCAAACCCAGCAGCACATACCATTCCTTTAAATGTACCAAACGTGTAACAGTCAGGAACAATATCTTGCTTAACTCCATCTATTAAGACATCTACATTCTTTTTATCAAACCATCCAAATACATTATGTTCATCATATTCATTCTCTTGTCTGAATTTCAAATATTTTTCTTTAAACTTTATTTGATCTATTGGATCTATTTTTAAAATGGGTAATAACTTTTTGTATTTATTATATATGCTCAATACATGATCCATATTGTTTTCTTGAATCATAATACTTGCACCAACTAATTGATTTCTATTTTGAAGAATTAAAGCTTTATCGACCCACTCAGGTATATTTCTTACCCAATCAATATGAAGAGTAACAGCAGCATTTGCATACTCTGGAACACTCTTAAAAAAAGATGTTGATTTAACCAAGTTGGTTGTAAATCTTATATATATTCTATCCTTGTAAAGGATTTTTAGTTTTTTTATAAAGTATATAAAATAAGGGTGGATGGTAGGTTCTCCTCCATAGAAATGAAATAATATATACTTCCTATCTTGTTTGTTAATAAATTTAACTATTTTATTGAATAATCTATTGCTGACCATGTTTCCACTGACATTAATATCTTCTATACAATACCAACATCTTAAATTACAATCTCGTATAGTAAATAGATTTATATACAGTGTATCTTCAGCTATATCTTGGTTGTATAAAACAAACTTATCTAAGCGTTGCATCTAAATAATACACTCCTATTTTTATATCTCTTTAACTCTTCTAATGTATATTCATCACCTTCTGGTTGAGGATCTTCTATGTTCTTTATATAATATTTTATTGAGCTTCTTATTACTTCCATATCACAATTAGAAGTATAATTATTACATATATGCCAACCTGGAATTTTTTTATCAGGGGTTTCAAATACGTTGGTAATTGGGTTATTTATAGTTGGCCAACAATTATACAAGTTTCCATATTCATCAATAATAATTCCTGAACTACACATATGATATTTTTGTACACTATCTTTATCATAAAATAATTCCTTCTCACTATCTTCAAACATATCCCAATTATCAAACTCCTCTTTATATTCAATATATTTTTTATCATTTATGATCTGATCAATGGGGCATACTATGGTGGGTATATCATAATTCTTATGCATATAATGATATATAAGTCCCATGTTTTCCATTTGCATCATCAGAACAGCATGATATAATTGCATATTATCATTTAAATATCTTGCTTTTTCAAACCATTCATCTGGATCTTTCACCCAATCACTATGAAAGGAAGCAGCATATATTAATTCTTTTGGGAGACTCTTAAAATACTCTAAGGGTTTTATTAAGTTTGTGGTTATTAGAATATCAACGTTTCTTTTACCTTCAAAGTATTTTTTAATTTTATAAACCATATCAGATAGATGTGGATTTAATGTTGGTTCGCCTCCAAAGAAATTAATACAAATATTCGGTTTCTTTGGATGATCTTGTATATCAATAAATTGAATAACCTTATCTATATCTGATAAGTCCATATATCTTGATTTTTTAGAATCACCAGTAAGAACATCACAATACCAACATTTGATATTACAAAACTTTGTAACTAATAGAGTTACAAACATAGTCCTACTGATGTCTATCAAATCTCTATTGCTCATTAATTTATCATCTTTGAATTTCATTTTTATTCCTTTTAAAATAATCAATTGAATATTTTGGATGGTGAATATCACATATATCACAATTATCGTATAAACATATATGCCAATCAGGAATTTTTTTCAATGCATCCTTAAAAATATTTAGAATAGGTGATGCCTCAGGATCATCAAATTTTCTCCAACAGTAATACACATCTCCATTCTCTGCAACCCTAAATTTACAATTGCACATCATCAGCTTGAAGTTATGAAATTGAAAGCCGTCTAAACTCCCCTTTGAACCATCCTTAAATAATATTTCACAATTAGTCGTGTCCTCTTGTTCATACTTATATTGACCCAGATAGTCTGCATTATATTTTTTAGCTACGTGTTTTGCCCAATCCGTTCCAACCAATTGTTCTTGCACCACAAGTTCATAAACTGAAAATTCATCTGATTTGTATTTGTCATAAATTTTAACAATTTCTTTTTCATTCTCTGGTGTTAATATGAACTTAATATCTCTTATCATTCCTTTCTTATTAAGATAATATACTTTCGAGAACCATTGAGCCGGATCTTTAATAGCATGATAATGATATGAGCATGAGAATTTTGTTTGCTTTGGCCAGTTGTATCTCCAATACTCAAATGGTTTCATTAAATTTGTAAGAGTATGAATTTTTAACAACTTTTTTCCTTCGTCAAAGTATTCAGTGTCAAGTATTGTATGGAATTCTCTAAAGAGGTGATGTGCTGTTGGTTCGCCTCCAAAGAACTCAAATGTATAATGTTTATAATCCTGTAATTCTAAAAACTTTAATAATCTTCTAAAGTTACTCCCAGAAGCATAATAATAACTATCCTTTCTTTTATTACAACCCCGACTACAATAATTACATCTTACATTACAATTTTCAGTTGGAATATAAATTACCTTACATACTTCATCCCAGTAATTTGGATCTACTATACAAAATTTATCAAGTTTCATTTACATTTCCTTTCTTAAAATGTTTCATGTAATAATTAACAGAACATTTTGGATATTCTAAATCACATATACACTTCTTCTGCTTACATAAAATCCATTCATCAAGCTTCTTTGGTTCATCTTCTCCCAACACCATAACTTTAGGAATGTCATGTAAACATCTAGTAATTTTTCCATTGGGATGTACTGATATTTCACAATGACACATCATAAAATAAAAACTTCTATATTTATCATAGTTCAAGTAATCATTTGTACCATCAGATAACATAACTTTTATACTTTCACTATCTAATTCTTCATCCCCTCTACAATCAACATGAGTATTGAAGTATTCAAAAGTACCTGAATCTGTTAATTCTTTAAATTCTTTATCATATGCAAATTCATTTATTGGATAGACAGTTACCAAATCTACAATGTTTTCATCACTATACTTTATCAAATATTTATCTTTATATTTATCATAAACTTCTTTAATCTTATCAGCATTTTTTTCAGTTAGCATTAAAAATACTTTTGATAAACAACCTTTATCATATAAAAGTTCTACTTTAGAAAACCATTCTTCATCATCTTTAACACCATGACTGTGATATGAACACGTAAAATCAAAAGACTCTTTAAGTGGTAAACTTTTAAAATATTCATATGGTTTTAATAAATTTGTAACTACATGAATATAACTATTTTTTAACTTACCTGCTTCATCAAGAAAGTATGGAAAATCCCTATGAACAGTTGGTTCTCCTCCAATTAAAGTCATTGAAATTCTAGGTCTTTCTTGGATTAAAAGGAGTTTAATAAGTTCAGAGAATTGATTTTTTGATAAAAAGTCATATCTTTTTCTCGGTTTATCAAATCCGCCAATACAATAGTAACAACTATTATTACACTTATTTGTTAGAGTTACATTAGCATGAGCTGTTTCAACAAATTCTTTATAACCATGTATTGCATAATACTCTAATTTATTTTTTTTCATGAGTTATCCTATAATATTTTTTCATATCCATTCTTGGATATGCTTGATCACAAAAACAAATTTTAGATATACAAAATGTCCAGTCTTGAAGGTATTGCATCGGATCTGTATATATGTTAAAGATTTTATATTTTCTATCCATTTGTGCCCAACATCTCATAACATCACCATTTTCTCTAATAATAAAACCTGGTTTACACATTTGATTTTTATAATTACCGTATATGTGTTCATAAATATTGTCCCAATCATATGTATTTTTCATTACATCATATGCTTCAGTTCCCAATATCTGATGGATGGGACATATCCAAAGTTGTCTCCTATTGAAATGTTTATAATATAAGTGTAATATTTGCTTGACATTATTTTCTTGAAGCATGAAAAAGACCTCAGAATTTTTTAATGAATAAACCTTTTCAAACCACTTATCTATATCCGGAATCCAATCAGAATGAAACGAAGCATTAATTATAAAATTATCGTACTTATTAAATTGTTCAAAATATTTCTTTGACCTTAATAAATTAGTGTGCATAAGCAAAGTAACGTTGTCAAATTCTTTATTTAATCTATCAGTATATTCAATTAGTTTTGGATGTAACGTTGGTTCACCTCCATAGAATTGAAAGAAAAGATTCTCTTTTTTATGCAGATGTATAAACTCAATAACTTTATCAAAATTATGTTCGACTGTTTCTCTAACATCTTTTTCTTCATTCCAATAACAATACCAACACTTTATATTACATTTTTGAGTTAATACAAATGTTATTTCAAGAGTAGTATTATAATCAATCATAGTATATCCATAATGGGGTCATCTGATTTAAAAAACCTATCTTTCAATCCTATTTTCTGTAGTTCATGATAACGATACCATGAACCATCCTTTATTTTATATTGGTTATTGTATATTATGTTCTTGTTATAAAAATAAGCCTCCATTAATAATCTACATCTAGGTTCAAAATATAGCCCATCATGAATATACATATAAGTATCCCATAGTTCAAAAAAGTTTTTTGGATGTTTAACTAAAACTGTTATTCTATTGGTTGGATCAATATTTTTATTACCAGAAACAATTATATTTTTATTAGTTAATGTTAATGCTCGAGTTAATTCTGTTGCACTTTTACCTGAACAATTAATATAACAATTACTTCTATCCTTTTTAACTTCTTTGTAAAGGTCAAATGGAAACCTTAATTTATAATCAACATTTCCAACACCAAATGGCATTTCATTATAAACAGTATAGTTTGGTCTATCAATGTAGTCGTAAAATCTTTTTATGTAATTTTTATCATGATCGTAAATAATGTGATAGTGTGAGGCAAGTGTGTATGGAAGAACAGAAGTTGTACCATAGTCCATTATAAGAATATTGTCAAAAGAGAGGTATATGAGTTTGTATTCTGTTTCTAAAACTATTATGTTATCTTTGTAATTAAAATCTATATTATATCTATCTCTAATTATTTTAAATACATCTTCTAATGTAAGATGACGCTTTATAATAAGAATTAATTTTGTATCTTTATTTAATTTTTGTGTTTGCAAATAATATTCTATAACATCAATTAGTGCACCATTAATATGATAACATCTGAATATTATAGCATTCATATATTTCACCTTTCTTATTCTATTTCTGGATATTTAGGGAGTTTATCTTTCTTTTCTTTATCCCAACATTTATCACATATTTTTTCGTAGTTACTTGTGATAAATATAATATATGTATCTTGACCACATCTATCACAAGTCATCATAATAGACAGTTTCCTTATTTTATTATTGATATAATTTTTATATCATGTTTTTTATCTTCTAAAGATAATATTTCATCTATATTGATGGGTAATTCAAGTTTTGGTAAATCTTCTGGTATGTGAAGTTCTTCTTTATTATCATACCACTCGACTAATTTATCTTGATCTTGAAGTTCTTGAGCTATTCTTGTTTTCATTTTTATTGGACATGAATGTAAGAACTCGAATGTACTGTTTCTTAATCTTCCAGAACTAATCCAATCAATAACTGCCATCTCTTTAATTTTAAATTCCCACATATCCATATCTAATTGATGTCTTTTTTCATCTGTCAGGACACCAATCTTTCCTTTTAAGTAAGCAGCTTGTTGATAGAATCTCATAAATTCTCTTTTCGTATCTCTGATTGCTCTTTCAGATTCTTCCATTAACATAATTTTTTCTTTAAGGTCAACTTTGCATCTTTTTAATTCAAAATCACTTTCTTGACCTGTTTCTATTTTCCATTCTAGTTCTTCAATGTCAATTTGCAATCTTGCATTATTGGAAGTTAATTCTCTTAATCCTCTAAATCGTTTGTACAATTCTCTTAGTGATTGTTTATATTGTCCGTATAAAGTACCGCCTGCTCTAGTCGTTACAAGATAATCATCTTGAAATTGTGGCATCCCTGTTTGGTGGTCATCCAATAATGTTCTTAAATTCATTTTTCGTTTTCCTTTCTTTTTTATATTTTTTGATTTAAAAATTTTTGTGATTCTACACTACAAATTCCCATTCTTAAATTGATGTTTCGCTTCTTGACCACACCCATATTCATACAACATTATTTTATAAATCTCCATTAAGAGTAATTTTGCTCGGCTGTTTCTCCATACATAGCTGTTCCGTCACATAAAAATGTAATTATATCAGTTCCGCTAGTTGTTATTGTTGGAGGAGTTCCACCTGGCCATTTAAAATCGCTGCTATATGATAGTGTATATGAACTAGGGTTTATTATTTTTATTGTATAAAAGGCTAATCCATTTGGCATATTAGAAACTCGAAGTTCAGTATTATCGGTCAGTGTTGCTGTTATTATCTGATGTTCTTCTATATCCCATGATATGACAGCTGAACCATCAATAATTCCTGATGAAATACTTGTAGAATCATAATACTGGGCTTTTTCCCATTGGTTAGATGTTAAAAGCAACGAACTTACGTCTCCAGAAGTCCCACTACTACCCGAACTACCATCTGTACCAGAGGTTCCATCAACACCCGAAGTACCGTCAGTTCCGCTCGTTCCATTGGTACCTGATGTTCCAGAACTACCTGATGAACCACTACTTCCAGATTCCATCCATATTTGCCAATATAATGACCAGTTAACTCCAGTTCCAGGATCATTATCTATAGCTGGAACATGATCTTGAATACATAAGTAAATTACTCTATTATCTTCAACCACATCATTGATAACATAACCAGTAGAGTCTATTGACCATGATCCTTGACTATAAAATCCATCTCCTGATGTACCAGAACTTCCAGAACTTCCACTTGACCCTGATGTTCCTGATGTTCCACTTTCTGCTAATAAATTCCAATAGGTTTCCCAAGAAGCTCCTACACCAGGTTCATTTGTAGAATCAGCATTATTAAACAGAATACACATATAAGAGGCATTATTATTTATTACTACATCATTAACATAATAATCTTCAGTTGAATCCCAACTTCCTAGATAAGCAAAACCAGTTCCTGAACTACCTGCTGTACCACTAGTTCCATCTGTTCCTGATGTACCATCACTTCCACTAGTTCCTGATGAACCATCACTACCTGAGCTACCTGATGAACCAGAAGTTCCGTTAGTACCTGATGTACCTCCTGTTCCTGATGACCCAGAAGTTCCTGATGTTCCATTTGTACCTGACGATCCGCTGGATCCTGATGTTCCATTTGTTCCACCTGCAGCAAATAACTCCCAATAGGTAGTCCAACTAACTCCTACACCAGGTTCGTTTGTAGTATCAGCGGTATTAAATAATGTACAAACATAATTGTTATTATTATTAATAACTACATTTTGAACATAATAATCTTCAGTTGAATCCCAACTTCCTAAATATTCAAAACCGCTTCCTGATGTACCAGAAGATCCTGAACTTCCATCAGTACCTGCGATTCCTGTAAAAGTTCCAAAATCTGACCACAGTCCTGTTGAACCATTGTAGATAATAATATGCCCGTCAAGAGTAGCAGAAGTATCAATATCAGCAGGAGCTCCCTTATCTGCTCTAATATCATTTATAATTACAAATGTCCATGTTAATACACTTGTTCCATCAATAGCAGCTTCAATCTCGGTAACTTTTGCTTCATCAAAATCTCCATATTCATCAACTTGAAAACTAGATCCACTAGATCCACTAGATCCTGATGTACCATGAGAACCTGACCATCCTGAAGAACCAGAACTTCCGCTTGAACCAGATGTTCCATTTGTTCCTTGAACACCATCTATTCCGCTTGTTCCATCAGTACCATCAACACCTGATGTTCCTGAACTACCTGATGTTCCGGTAGATGAAAACAATTCCCAATAAGTTTCCCAATCTACACCATCACCAGGTTTATTTGTACTACTAGATATATGATCTAAAATACATATATAATTATTTAAATTAGTTGCGTCAGCAACAACAACTTCAGTTGCTATATACGCAGAACTATCTTGCCAATATCCTTGATACACAAAACCAGCACCACTGCTACCTGAACTACCAGCTGTTCCACTACTACCTGATGTCCCGTGTGTTCCGCTAGTACCATCAGTACCAGATATTCCACTACTACCCGAACTACCATCTGTTCCACTAGTGCCTGAACTCCCGCTGCTACCTGATGTTCCACTAGTTCCTGATGTTCCACTAACATCAACGAAAGCAGAACCATCCCATACTGTTACAGCAGTGAACTTACCAGTAGATGGTGTAGTTTCCCCTATTGGACCGGGAGAATACATTAATAGTTGTTTTGTAAAGTTTTTAGTCTCATTCCCACTAACATCCACACCGACTCCCAGATCATTTGCATCTAATTGCCCTATGAATGGATTGAGACCACTTATAGTTTTGTCTTCAGCCATATAATTTTATCCTATTACTCAAATAATTTTTGTGTACCACTAAGGATTGAGTTTTCATATAAATTAGTTAACTTGCTACCAAGTAACCTTTGTGAATTTTTGCCTGTATAAACTCTAAGAGCAGATTCCATAATTTTAACCTTTTCAATAAATTGATATATGGAATTTATAATTTGTAGTTCCGCTTGTGACGGGTCATTTTTAGTTTCAAGGTAATCTAATAATACAGTCAATGATTCAAAGGTTATTTTAAATTCTTTTTCATGCAACTCATTTAAAAGATTAACTACTAATTGGTTTGGTTTTGACATATCTTGCTCTCCATAAGTTTATAAATATTTTAACCAGTTACAATAACATTCAATGTTACAGTATTTACAGGCATCCAAATTCTAATAGTATTTAATGCAGTTCTATCTATTAACATCGCATCTATCAATTCGCCCGTTGCATTGTCCCAACATTGAACAGCAAAGGCATCAGATATAAGTGCTGGTGAAAGAACTGATATATCAACATCTTGATAATAGTCACTTCCTGATAGATTCCAAGCACTTAATTGACTTTTAACATTACCAGACACTGAAGCAGATGGGAAAAATAAAATAGAAACAGTTCCAGTTCCAGTGGTTAAAGCAACACCGACCTGTTGATTAGTTTTTACATTTGTAGCTGTACCAGCTTCTGAACTTGAAAGATAAACAAAATCTCCAGCATTTACAGTTACAGCTGCCTGAACTCTAACAGTTAAGGCTCCTGCCCACCTTCCCTTTGGATTTGTTCCTACCTCTGTTACTACTGCTTGAGCAAATGTAATTTCTGATGAAGCAATAGCTGTCACCCATGTTGTTCCATCATAATATACTAATGAATTTAAAGCAGCTGAGGTAACCATATTAATTCTTGTACCCATTCTGTCTAGTCTTTCCCAAGAATTTAAGATTCCAAAGTAATACATATCATCATCTCGTACATGAATAATTCTTCCCTGATCTCTAGTTGCAGAAAATGTTGGAAGAGTATGTTCAACCGACGCCCAAGTACTTGTATTTTGTCTATAAATTGTAGGAGTACCTGGATCATAATCATATAAAGTACCTATTGCCCACGGACCAGTTGTAGCTGAAACTGCTTTTAAGAAAACATGATTAGCTCCATATGCGCCTGGAAGTAGACTAGGTGGGATTATTTTTATACTTGCTTGAGGTGCTGGTCTTGATTTAACAAATTCATATTCCAAAACTATGTAATAATAACCAGGTTCTTTAATGATTGAGCCTCCAAAGTAATGGAGGGCATTATCAAAATCAACTTGATGTTGTGCTGTAATCTGGATCCATATATCATCCTTGAAACATGAACCTACTGTTACATTAACATAATTATTTGGTGAAGTTGAATCTGCTATTACATCCATACCTCGTGGGGAAAATAAAAGATCTTCTCCCTGAGTTAGCATTCTTGTTAATCTGTTAACTATATCACTATTGTATGAAGCAAATGGGTCGACCGCCCGTGTTTGTGTTGGGTATTGAGACATTTATTTTCTCCTTAAAAATAATACTAACGGCAAATCTTTTACATTTATTTTTATCCTTATTTCTATAGGGATAGAAAAAAATACTATATATATTAATTAATGAAAAGGTATATTTATATTTTATTATTTGAAGGGTAAGTAAGGGTGTTATATATATTTTATAACACCCTCATAACATTTTTGGTAACTAGTGAAAATAACTTTAATAAGTATTTGATTTATATTTTGTTCTATACTTACTACCGTATTAGTTTCTATTTTACAGTTGAATGCACCTTTCAATTTTTTTTAATGATGGTGCATTACCTTTAATTTTTATAACCTTCCATCCACCCGATTTTAATTTCTCTTCTCTTAAAGGATCAATAAAAACATCTTGATTATGCCAGAATGTATCAGGAAATTCAATATTGATTTTTAAAACTGGATCAGCGAAGTCTGATATATAACGAAACTTCGTTAACCCCCCCAAGGTCTTTTCTTCAATGAAATAATTTTGTCTGATATTGTGGAAGTACATTGATAAATGATTAAAAATTCTTTTTTTCATGCTAGCAACAGGATCTAAAGGAGAATTATCATTTTCATTAACGCCTAATTCTTTAATGATAATAACTTCTTTATCGACAACTTCTTCATCACCTATGATACTTTCATCAGTTAAAGTATAGCTATCTTGTTCCACTGGTTCACTAGTTTTAAACATATCTTTATGACGACCATATAAACTTTTTATAGCAAATTCTTCATTGGCTAAGGGTGCATCCGGGAATCTTAATTTGTATTCACCATGTGTTACGCTGTGTTTTTTAAGATGTCTTGGGGATATTATGGCGAATGATTTACCACAGATTTGACAATTAACCTTTCCTGTTTTTTCTTCATAATACGGGTATGGATATGGGTATTCATGTTCAGTGTTTATAATCATAGAATTCTCCTTTTCAACCTATAATTTTAATTTTGTTCTAAAAAAGGATTAAGATCTAATGAAAATTCCAACTTTAAAAATCGACAAATCTTTACCTCACCATTACCTCTTTAGTGTAGCAATTCATACTATGAAAAGTAAAAATGCAGGGCAGATGTTTTTAAAACACGGTCCAATTTATTATACCAATGATGATGTTGTTAGAATGTCGAATGTCATTTCAAGATGTACAGATAAGGTATATGAACAAACACAAATGGAAGCAGCAGAAGCTGAAGGTTGTACTCAACTTATATCTTCAATAGCAGGTATGAGATTATCAGCTAATGCAAACAGTTGTACTATACATCATTTTTCATCAGCTATAAAATTTGGTGACGATGATCTTGTGTTATTAGTTAAGTTAGCAAATACAGATAAATCTTCTAAAAAAAAATTAATGGAGGCAAAAATATGATTAATTCGTTTAAAAATCAACATAAATTTCTTTCAAACTTTTATCAAGTTTCAATAAATTTTGAAGGAATTATATATCCAACAGTTGAACATGTATACCAAGCAGCAAAATCATTTGATACTATATATAGAGATAAGATATCAAGCATTCCGTGGTATAAACCTGGAACAGCTAAAATGTATGGGAACAAGGTTAAGATTCGACCAGATTGGGAAAAAGTTAAAGTAGATATTATGAAAAAGTTATTGTATAAAAAATTCATGTATCCAGATTTAAGTAACTTATTATTACAGACAGAGGATGATTATCTTGAAGAAGGTAATTTCTGGCATGACAATTTCTGGGGAAATTGTAGATGTAAAAAATGCAAAGATATACCCGGTCAAAACATGTTAGGTAAATTATTAATGGATGTACGAGAAGAATTGAAGGAGGATACAAATGGTAAAGATTGAAGTCCTCGGAGTGGGTAATTTGTTCACTCCACAAATAACAAACACCTCTTTTTTATTATCACCTGATATTGGTGGAGATGAAAAATTTCTTATTGATTGTGGTTATAACGTTTTTCAAAAATTAATTTCTGGTGGTTATGATATTGGAAACATAAAAACTGTAATCATTACTCATACTCATCCAGATCATGTTGGTAGTTTGGGAGCATTAATTTATTACAGATGGTTTGTATTTAACAGACATACAACTATTATATGTGGAAATAAAGTTGGTAAATATCTAAAGGCATATTTAGAGTCAACAGTATTTTATGTTCTTAAACCAGGAGAGATTAGATTGGATAAATATATAGAATGCCCATATTCTCTTGTATCTAATGGTATACCCACTGGACTTATAACTATGTTTGAAGTTCAACATGGTGATATACCAGCATACGGAGTTTATTTACATAAAGATAAAATAGTTTTTACCGGCGATACAGATCTTTTAAACCCATTATCTACTATGATGTCTAGTGCTGAAATAATATTCCATGATTGTTTAATAGGCCATTTTGCAAGGGGTATTCATTCAAACATGGGAGATATGGAAGTAACTTATCCTAAAATAATCAGGGAGAAGATTCAGTTGGTTCATTATGGAAAGAAACTTACACAGAAATTTCTTGATAATGATATGACTATTTGTCATGAGGGATCTACTTATACTGTTAAATAAAGGGGAATTTATGAAGACAGGAGTTTATAGAGCATATTTTGATGGTTCTGCTTCCCCAAACCCAGGTGAAATAACCATTGGAGGTTGTATCAAAAATGGAAATGAAAACATATTTAAATTTTCAAAAAACATGGGGCATGGAACTAACAGTGAAGCTGAATATTTGGCTCTTATAGAAGTTTTAGGAAAAATTGTATCTCTAAAAATTGAGAAAGTTGAAGTGTTTGGAGATTCACAATTAATCGTACGTCAAATGAATGGAGTTTATAGAATTAAACAAGACAATATGAAGAATTTATCTAAACAAGCAAAAGATCTTTTGACTCATATTCCAGAGTGTGAACTATCATGGATTAAGAGATCAAAAAATGCAGAAGCTGATTCGTTATCAAAGGGGTAATAATTATGCACTACAGTAAAATTTTATCTAAAAAATATGCAATTGAAATTTGTAATTTTTTAAACAATGAAAAAATTAATGGAATAGAGTTTAATATTAATTTTAGAACTGTGGGAGATCATAAAGGTCTTTATGTTACGTTGTTTATTTTTAGAAGACAGTTTGAATTTAATATATACAATATACATCATGAAAAACACTGTTTTGGATGTGGTGCAGAATTAACGGAAGATAATTTTCTTGAAGAAATATATTTATTAACAGGATTAGAAGTATGTAGAGTTTGTGATCATAACGGATATAATATTGATGCTGTTCATCCTATTTTTAGAAGGATTGTTAAAATTAATTGGTCCCATGATGAAATACTTAAATTATATAATGAACTTCAACATGCTGGTTATGAAGACATAAAACTAACAATAGAAAAGGAGAAAAAATGAAAATTGAATTACTAGTAATTGATCCACAGAATGACTTTTGTGACCCTAAAGGGTCGTTATTTGTTTCAGGTGCAGATGCGGATATGGCACGTCTAGCAGCCATGATTGTTCGTCTTAAAGACAAACTTGATGATATCCATGTTACATTGGATAGTCATCATTTTATTGATGTTGCCCACCCAATCTTTTGGGTAGATTCACAGTCCAATCATCCAGATCCGTTTACAATTATCTCTGCCGATGAAGTTGAAAATGGAACATGGAGAACTACAAATCCACAATTCCAGAAACGGGCAAGTGAATATGTTAAGGCTCTTGAAGCTAACAAACGATATCCCTTATGTATCTGGCCTTATCATTGCTTGATTGGCAGTTGGGGGTATGGTGTTGTTCCAGAATTGTTTGATGCTTTTGTTGAATGGGAAAAGGATTTTGCATTGGTTGATTATGTAACCAAGGGTTCTAATTTCTGGACCGAACATTATTCAGCAGTTCAAGCAGATGTTCCTGACCCAGAAGATCCAAGCACTCAACTTAATACAGGGTTAATTAAAACTCTTCAAGATGCAGATATCATTCTTCTTTCTGGAGAGGCACGTTCACATTGTCTGTCGAATACAGTTCGAGATATTGCTGATAATTTTGGAGAAGAGAATGTTAAAAAGATGGTTCTTTTACAGGATGCCACATCTGATGTTCCGGATCCTCCTGGTACAACCATGTTCACAGATATGGGAGAACAGTTTGTCAGTGATATGATGGCTAGAGGTATGCAAGTATCAACAACAACAGAGTTCATGAAGTAAAGGAGGATTAAATAGTATGCCAAAATTAATGCAAGATAATAATACGCAAGAAATGAAAATTGCTGGTCCAGGTAATTTTACATTTTCAGCAATCCGGATTGAAGATCTTGGAGCTACAGAATACACTCTGGTAACAATTGTTTGTGATGTTACTGGAAGCGTTAGAACCTTTGCAGATGAATTATTAAAGATGGTTAAAACTGTTGTCAAAGCATGTAAGAAAAATGCAAGAGCAGAAAATTTATTACTTAGATATGTTTTATTCAACAATGATATTATGGAAGTACATGGGTTTCTTCCAGTAACATCTATTAATGAAGATGATTATGAACAACTTAGACCTGCTGGAACAACTGCATTATATGACGCAGTATTCAGTGGAATTGGTGCTACCCTTAAAATGGCAGAGACTCTTTCAGCTCAAGACTTTGATGTAAATGGATGTGTTTATATTATCACGGATGGTGATGATAATGCATCTACTTCTTCTCCATCAATGATTAAAGATCAAAATAATAGAGCTTTAAACAAAGAAGAGATTGAATCTTTAAGGTCTGTTGTTATTGGTATTACTGATGAAAATGCTTTTGATAAAGCATATTTTGTTGGGAAACTTGAAAAACTTTGTATCGAAGCGGGTATAACCCAGTTTGTTAATGCTGGTGATGCAACGGCATCTACGTTAGCAAGACTGGGTCAACTTATTAGCCAGAGCATTAGCTCTGTCTCACAGACTTTAGGATCCGGGCAGGCAAGTCAGCCGCTTGTTTTCTAGAGGTTTCATGACTACCTCCTAGTTGGGGTGGCTGACAAGGTCCACCCCAACAAACAAAAGGAAAACAAAATAGAATATAAAATTATTTTTTGGGCACTCGCTATATTTATTGCTTTAAAAAGTATATCTGTAGGTAATGAATTTAATTTATATTATTGGATTAAATATAAAAAGAAATACATTGATTGGTATTTTGGACGAGAAACTTTTAAACAGTTCTTAAGGAGAATTAAAAAATGACAGAAAAGAAACATGTAGCACAAACTTTAATGAACGTTAATATACACCCCGTAACACTTGATATTATGGATCGAGGAATTGAACAACTATTCCCAGCAATTACAGAAGTTCAAGGATGGTGGGGATATGATCTCTTTAGTAGAAAACCAGGTCCAGCTTACTATGATGAAACTGGTAAACTTCAGTTAACCAACTTAGACCTGGTATGTTTTTTATGGGAATTATCCAAACGAGATTCTATCATTAATATTCCCGAATATAAAGCAAGACGATCTGGAAGGAGCAGAACAGATCAGATACTTGTATCAAATAAGAATAGAAACGGAACAATTGTGGGTCTCCAATCCAACCAAAACTTCTTTAGTTTTTCAGTTAAGATTAAAGATATGAATGTTATTGGCGAAAATTCGGTTGGAGATTTTAGAACATTTATGTTAACTGATCTTGATGGTTCATGGTATGAAGGGTGGAGATCAATCCAATTTATGCCAACTTTAAAAGAAAATAAATGGCTCTATGAAAATAAACTTTTTACAGGAAACACTATATATTTCAAAAACTTTATTGCACCAACCAGATGGACCAGTTTTTTCGGACATCATTATTTTATTACTAAACTTATGATTGAGAGACTTGAAGAAGAAGCTTCTTTTTGCCGGGTAGCATATAAATTGATGATACAAAAAGGAATCAAATTTCCAGAGGGAAGTGGCCCCCAGTCATATGAATACGATGAAAAAGCAAAGGGAGTAAAAAAAATATTTAATGCATTTGAAGTAAATCTTCAACACTCTCCTTTTACTGGAGAATATAAAGTACCAAAAGCAAATCAGAAAAATATGATGGAACTCTATAATAGACAAAAAAGATATGGTAAAATCCTTAGTAATCTTCGTTTTATGATAAGAGCAACTGAATTCTCTCATTATAGTAATCCTGAAAATTTTCCTGCATGGTTGAAAAATACCAAATGGGAACCTAATTATGTCGAAAAGGGAAAAAGAATAAAATGGCAACGGTTAGTTTTATTCCAACCTGGAGTAGGAGAAACTGCCTGGTCAATCCTCAAGCGAACATATGAAAAATCGACTGAGGTTGCCGCATGATATTATGAGGAGTAGATTGTATTCTACCCCTCATAAAATAAAAGAAAGGAGATATCATATGATACCTCAATTTTTAAGTAAAAAATGGAAACCTTATGAAGAACCAGCTGAACATATAATAAGAGATAGAGAGTCAAAAATCAAAGATGTAAAATTTAACGGGTCTTCTAAAGCTCTTATCTTTTTTATACTCGGTGTTATGTTTACTTCATTATTATTTTATTTTTAAAGGAGTTAGATATGAAAATATACATTGATCATTTATTAAAAATAGGAAAGACTCATAAAGTATGTGAGGATTATATTATTTCAGGTCATACCCCAGTCCCTTATATTATTTTATCGGATGGATGTTCTAGTTCTAAAGACACTGATGTTGGGGCTAGAATTCTATGTTATAGAGCTAAACAATATTTACAACGGAATGGATCTCTTGATTCTGTAAATGAATCTGAAATGGGCGATTATATTATTTGGTCTTCTAAATTAGCTATAGACCTTCTTGGATTAGATGTAACTGCTTTAGATGCGACTTTAACGATTGCCTATTACGTCAATGGAATATTAAAAATTATTATGTATGGCGATGGAAATATAGTTTATATTGATAACAATAAAGATAGTATATCAATTGAAATTAATTATACTAAAAATACTCCATATTATTTATCATATGAATTAGATCAAAAAAGAAAACAAATATATCAGGATAACAACATTAAAAAAACAATTGGGGGCTATTGTTATTATTCAGATATAAATAAAGTAAAAAGTGGAACAACCGGGATAATAAAATGTGACAAACCATATATTTCTACTTATATAATTGAACCTAATACAGATCAAACTATTTTAATTTTCTCTGATGGGATTTCAACCTTTTTTAATAAAGAACAACAAGAATTCTTGCCTATAAAGGATCTTATACAAGATTTTTCATCTTTCAAAACTTTAAAAGGGGAGTTCTTACAAAGAAGGTTATTAAGTAAAAATGGTGCTATAACTAAGTTAGAACAACAAGGTTATGATCACTTTGATGATTTATCAGTTGGAGCTTTTGTTATTCGATGCAACTAACCAGAAGGAAAGACTTAAGAATAGCAATTCTCTTACATATTGCTAACACTATTAGTGGTGAATTAATGGATTGGAATGGTTTAGAAGGGTGGTTGAATTTTAAATTTATTAACGAAAAAGAAAGAGATATAGCAGCTGATATGTTTATAGCAGAAATACATCGTTTGCACAAAAGAATTGATTAAGGAGAAAAAAATGCCATACTATAAATGTAGCGGATGCCACCATGAGTGGGAAGATTCTCAAGAACGAAAATGTGATTGGTGTGATACAAAAAACCCAATAGTTCTTGAAGAAAAAACTCCGTTAGAGAAATTTGTAAAAATACTTTTAAAAGATCCAGTCGGATTCTTTAAAGGAATAGGGGATAATAAAGATGTATCACATACGAGGAAAAAATAAAAAAGTTAAATTTACACAGAACAACTTTATAGCAAAAGGTGGTGAAGGAAGTGTTTATAGAATAGGTAATGTTGTATATAAAATTTATGAAGACTCCTCTAAAATGATTCCCGAAGCCAAAATTAAAGAACTTAATAATATCAGCGATAGTAACATCATCAAACCTATTGATATTATTTTAGACCCATCTAATAAAGTTGTTGGTTTTACAATGAGATATGTAAAAGGTGAACCTTTATGTAAACTATTCACAACTGCTTTTAGAGACAGAAATAATATATCTGATGATATGACTCTTGAACTGGTTGAAAACATTAAAGATTCTACCTATAATATTCATTCAAATAAGTGTTTGATTGTGGATGGAAATGAATTAAATTATATGGTTGATAAATCATTTGTTGTTCCATTTTTCATTGATGTTAATAGTTGGCAAACTCCAAGTTTTCCAGCTACAGCAATTATGTCATCAGTTAGAGACTGGAATGTAAATACATTTTCTGAAATAACAGATTGGTTCTCATTTGCTATAGTTACATTCCAGTTGTTTGTAGGAATTCATCCATATAAAGGAAAACATGATAAGTATAAAAAGAATGATTTTCAAAAAAGAGTTGTAGACTGTGTTTCTGTATTTAATAAGAATGTTGGGGTTCCACCTGCAGCAAGGAGTTTTGATTTAATTCCTAACCATTATAAAGATTGGTATTATAATCTATTTGAAAAAGGTAAGAGAAATGAACCACCAACTAAACCTGGTGTACGAAGTCCAATTACTACCAGACATATTATTATTAACAGTACAGATAATTTTGTAATCAAAGAAATTCATGAGTTTAATTCTGAAATTATTTATTATGATGTAGTATATGGAGTTGAAGTCATTAAAACAAAAAATACCTTATACATTAATAATAAAAAATATACAGTAGCACCAAACGTTGAAGTTTTATTTACAACTCAAAATTTAAATCCAATATTTGTTAAAATTGAATCTGGTCAATTGAAGTATTTTTCTCCGGACTCTATCAAAATAAATTACTCTAAATTAAACTGTTCAGATAAAATGATTTATAAAAATTCTTTGTTTATAAAAAATGAGGGAAAATTAATTGAAATATCTCTCAAGGAAATGAATAAACAAATATTTCCAACAGTAAAACATACATGGGGAATACTTCCGTATGCTAGTGAAATGTTTAGTGGGTGTGTTTCTCAAAGTGTATTTGGAAGACAGTTCTTTGTTATTATAGAACCAAATTCATCAGGAAATTCTGAATCATATGTTATTAAAGTTGATGATTTAGATGGTTATCGAGTTATTGATGCTAAATATGAATCCAATGTTTTAATTGCCACAACTTATAAAGATAGTCAATATGATAGGTTTATTATTAAACTTGATCTAAAAAATAATAAGTACACTTATAGAAAAGAAGAAGGTATTGATTTTATACCTGCTAATTTTATAGTGCTTGACAATGGAATTGTTATAAATATAAATGATCAAGATTCCGTTCAGATATTTTCTAATATATACGGAAAAGATGCAGTTAAGGAAATTAAAGATCCTGCAATAGATTCATCAATGAAATTGGTCAAAGATGGAACACAAGCAAAATTTTTCAAAGGTAATAAATTATTTACAATAAAAACAAAATGAAGGAAGGAGAAGAAATATGCAAGCTGGATTGAAACACATTGATTTTGATTCATTGGTTAACCCAATGGTTAAATTCATCAGAAGCAACCCTACTCGGAGGATGGTAAAGGATCCTGAAACAGGAAATATTGTCACCGACGACCGTGGGAAAATTGTCTATAAAAAGAAAGGTGGAAAGAAGGTCGGCGTTCTTGTTGCTGGAATTCATCCACAAAAAGACTATAAAATCATTGTCGGTTTTTCTATGTGTTGTAAGAAAGATAAGTTCAACTGGATTACAACAAGTGGAGGAAAAATGAGGGTAGACGGTTTTGGTAAAAGAGTTGCTACCAAACGTGCCATGAAATGGGAAGACTATGATAAAGTCTGGATTGGCAAACTTCCAGATGAGATAGAGAGAGACCCAACAGGATTGGTTATAATTCCTGACTCAATTTCTGTTGAACTTGGAGCATTCCTTGGTCGGTGTGCTGCTTATTATAAAGATAAAGAAGCACCTGTCTGGGTAGAATCCATGACTGTAGCAAGTCAAATTGAATCGTCATAAAATTTTCGACCGTGGGAGGCGAAAAGGGCGGGTACAAAGATTGTGCCTGCCCAACTTATGAAAGGGGATTGAAAAATGAAGCAAAATTATAATTTTGTCTTAAAGAAATTTAAATTTAAAATTCCATTTATTAAACTAAAAATACCGTGTGGATATATTTTTTATAATACAGATAATATATTAAATAAAGGAACTTTAGTTGATTCTTTATTGGCAGAAGGATTTAAAGATAATCAACAATTTGAATTAATAGTAAAGGAGACATAAAATGATAAAATTTTGTGATAATATAGAAGCAGCAGATAGAGATGCAATATTAACACACGGAAAATGTTTTCTTAAAAAAATGGAAATATTAGAAGCGGATAAAATATCAAGGTATCTTTATGAAAATGATATTGATATTAATATTCAAATTCATCAAGTTCTTGAATTGAAATACATTATATCTAAAATGAATGGAGATCTTGATCCTTCTGTTAATGGAGATTTTATGTTGGATTAAATTATGGAAACAAAAACATTTTATGAAGTTAAAAAAAGAATATGTACTGGTTGTAACAACTATATAAATGATGATGATGATACGTGTAATATATGTATAAGACCTATAAACGACAGAGGAGAGATATGCCCATGCTCATTATGTTTAATTAAATCAATGTGTAGTCAATCATGTGAAGAATTTAGAAATTATTGTAATAAAGGAGAAGTATAAATGTCAAATGTGAAAGTATTACCAATGCTCTTTGGAGTAAGTAGAGTAGGAAAAGTAAAACAATGGCAACCAAAAGTTGAAGAACAGGAAAACGGAACAGCAATTATTATAATTGATTCAGGATATGTTGGGGGAAAGATTCGAGAAAGTCCTAAGGTGATTAAGAAAGGAAAGAATATTGGCAAATCAAATGAAACAACTCCATATACTCAAGCTCTATCAGAAATTGAATCTGCATGGACTGCCAAGCGATATGAAAATTATGAACCTGATCAAATGGATCCTAATAATTATATACCAAGATATATGCTTCCTCAATTAGCTAAAGGCCCTGGTGCTGGAAAGATTGTATATCCAGCATTTATTGAACCCAAATTAAATGGAGTTTGTAACTTAGCAGAACCTCCTATGGTTCCGCCTTATTATTCTCCATCACGAGATTTAATTCTTCATCATACAAAGGGTGGACACTTTTTTGAAACCCTTGCTCATCTTGATGAATGGGTACATAAATTTAATGCTCCAGCACCACTTCATGGAGAATTATACAAACATGGGTGGAGTCTTCAAAAAATTGGTGCATATACCAAGAAAATAAAACCAGATCAACATCTATTGGAATATTGGTTATATGATATTGCTTGGGTAAATGTTCCTTTCATAACGAGAATTGAATGGCTTGAAGAAAGAATTCATTTGATAACAAAGAACTTCCCAGAATGCCCCATCAAATTCACTCCAACAGAGATAGTTAATAATTACGCTGAAGCAAAAATTTATCATGATAGATGTGTGGTAAATGGTTTTGAAGGAGCTATGTTAAAAAATAAACATGGTATGTATATGTTTCAGTACAGATCAAATGAAATTGAAAAAGTTAAAGATTATAAAACAGAGGAATTTGAAATTGTTGGTGGAAAAGAAGGAAGTGGAACTGATGAAGGCTGTATCGTATATAGATGTATAACCGAAGGTGGTCTTGAGTTTGATGCTCGACCAAGAGGTACGGTAGAGGATCGTCAAGAGATGTTTATAAACCTTCCAAATGATATTGGTAAAATGTTAACCGTAAGATTTGCTGAATTTTCTGACGACGGAGTTCCTCTTCAACCAGTTGGGATTCCTGAAGCAGAAGTAATAAGAGATTATGAATGATAAATTCCCTTGTAAAGAATGTATATGTATAGCGATATGTAGTGGAAAAGATTTTAGTGTATTAATGGAGGATTGTATTTTAATTCATGACTATTATTATTTTTCAAGAGAAGAAAATTTTGAAATTCTTCGAGAAATGGTTGAATATCTTAACCCACCATGAAAATAAAATTTAAAAGGAGTTTAATTATGAGTACTATCACAACCCAAGGATCAATATTTGACGAAATGCTGGGAAATATTCCTCCCAATAAAGGTAAAATCTTTCCGTTTAATGTAAGAGTTGGACTCATTAAATATCGCCCACCTCGTCATGACTTTTTTGAATTTATACAATTTATGGGGAAACCCAATATTGGGGCAATTTTATATCATGAAAAATTTGACCCGGCAAGTTTTCTTACTTTTGTATTTCCTGAAGCACAAATGAGTGTTCATGAAGAACGAATGTTTACATATAAATTAAGTAACCATCCTGAAGTTGATAAGATAGAACAAGTTGATATTATAACAAAATCTCCCATAATCATTAGTAGTTTTAGGGCTGAAATGATTAGAATCATTACTTGGGAAGGTGATGAAAAATATGAAAATGTTGGAAAGGATTAACAAGGAGGACAAACCTCATGATATTTATTATCAAATTAATGTTACTGTTTTTTATCTTAGGTCTTTCGATGTTAGGAATAACTGGATTTGCTTTCTGTATTCATCTTGCTCAAAAACTAAATTCAACAATAAGAATTATAATATATACTGGATTCACTATAATATTTCTTGTTACTTTGGGTATGGATTTATCATTTAACGGAATTCCTATATTAGCATTATATGGTATGGGTTTTATTCTTATTGGTTTCTGTAGTATACCAATCAGATATTTATGGAGAACTACTGATGAAAACCAAAGATAAAAAAGTAGTATATACAGTTTATGATATAATAAGAAATGAAATCAATATGGAACCTTTAATATGTCTTCATTGTAAACAAGTTGGTGAGGTTACATATTATCATGATATGGAAGATGCCCATTGCGAACTTTGCGGTAAATGGCAACTCAATAAATAAGGAGGAATATTAATGGAAAGATATATATATTTTATAGATATTTTAGCATGGATATTTGCAATTTTATCTACATTATTTGTTGTTGGTAGGTTAATTGCTTATTCACTATATGATGACTTAGATAAATTACGAGATAAATTAAATGGAGTAGAAGCAAGGTTTCCAATAATCAATGGAAGTATTGTAGCAATTATATGTTGGGTTTGGATAATTGCCTCCTATTTAGTTGAAGGTAAATTATTATGAAAACAAACATTATAGTAACCGGAGATGTTCATGGAGATTTTGGTGCCTTAAATGAGATAATTTCTAAAAAGAAAAAACATGGTTTGGAATTAGTTATCTGTTGTGGAGATTTTGGATTTTGGCCACAGGGACCTGGCCAAGTCATAAAAGGAATTAAAAATCAAGGAGTTAAAATTCTTTTCTGTGATGGAAACCATGAAAATCATCATGCATTAAGAGATAGAAAATCTGATGAAATTGTTCCAAATGTTTTCTATATGCCCAGAGGTTCCACTTATAAATTAGATGATGGAAGAAATGTTTTGTTTATGGGTGGAGCAGATTCAATAGATAAACAATGGAGAACTCCTGGTTGGGATTGGTTTCCAGAAGAACATATCACACAAAAAGATATGGAAAATTTACCAGACAAAAAAGTTGATATATTTATTACTCATACTTGTCCAACCGAATTAGTTCCTGATATGATAAAATATGATTATAGAAAAAAAGATGATCCATCAAATCATTATTTATCAGAATTATGGAAAAAATACAAACCAGACTTATGGTATTTTGGGCACTGGCACACTGATACAACTGGTGTATTAATGGGAACAAGGTGGTACGCTTTAAATATGTCAAGACACACTAACTTTTGGAAATGGTTAGACTAAAAAGGAGATAACAATAAATTAAAGAAATTATATAATTATTAGAGGTGCAAAATGAAAAAGTTATTTCAAATAATGTTACTGATAAGTTTATTATCAACAAATGTTTATGCTTTGAATTTAAAGGAAGGAGTAAAGTTTGCAGGAGGAGCATTGACTTCTTATATGATACATGAAGGAGGTCACTATTTTGCAGCTGAAGTAACCAATAATGATATGGAATGGGAATTTATGAAGGATGGACAACTTATCTCTTTTTACTCAAATCCAGAATCAGATCATGATGGACTTTACATTAATTCTGCTGGATTGGTTTCGCAAGCTATAATGTCAGAAATCATTATTGATAGTAAATTGAATAATGATGACTTTTTTGTAAGAGGGATGATGTTCTGGAATGTCTTAAATCCTATTATGTATGCAGTTGATTATTGGTGGTTAAAAAGAACTAATGAAATAAAAGATAATACATATTTTGGCGATTTAGCAGGTATCGAATATTATTCTGATAAAAAAACAGCTAACATTTTCGCCGGAACTATGGTATTATTAGCACTGTGGCATGGACATAGATTTTGTAGTGAAGAGACTACAAACTTTAATCTCATGCCAATAAAAGATGGAGTTGGATTAAATTTTACATATAGATTTTAAAAATGAAAGAAAAGAAGACCTAATTTTAATTAACTGAACTGAAAGTAGAAAGAGTTAAAAAATAATATCATATCAAATGGAGGGATAATTATGTCCCTCCCAACAACATAAAAATTTTGAAGGAGGAAACATGTTACAAACACACGTTGCGTTTTGTATTGATGAAAGTGGGTCGGTTACAGGAATTATCAAACCCCTCGTTGAAGCGTATAATCAAACAGTTATAGATATTCGGGGGTCAGTATTAGACGAAGGTCAAGAAGCGTCAATGACCGCCCTTGCATTTGGAGATAGAGTTCTCCGACATAGGATTCTTTATTCTGGTCAACAAGTTCAGACCGTTAAACCTTTAAGTTATAAAGATTTCAATCCAAGTGGGATGACTCCATTATTTGATTCTGTATATCGTGCCATCAAAAAATTAGAAGAGCTGGATGATGGAAAAGAAGATACATCATTTGTTGTATCAGTTATTACAGATGGACAGGAAAATGATTCTCGTGATCCAGGTGTTCCAGCAACGATCAGATTGATTGAGCAAAAGACAGTGACTAATCGGTGGACATTTACATTTCTGGTGCCCAACGGTAGTGAAGATGTATTTTCCAGACAATTTAATATCCCCAGAGGAAATGTTCAAGGTTGGGATACACAAACTGCTGCCGGAACCAAGGAGGCATTTATTGTAAGTTCCAATTCATATCGAGGATTCTTCAAACAAAAATCTGCTGTCGGTATTGGTAAAAAGATGTCCAGTAAATCATTTTATTCCGATACCTCTGATCTAACCGTAAGGGCAGCAAGATCAGAACTATCCGAGATTACCAACCAGGTTGTATTTATAGTGCCTCGTATGGACTGTAAAATTCGTGATGCCATCATTAATCATGGAAGAGAATGGATCAAGGGTGCAGCATTCTATGCCCTAATTAAAACTGAGAAGAAAGTCCAGCCTTATAAAATGGTTGCTCTTCGAGTTAAAACTTCAGGTAAAGTTTACTCTGGTCAAGCAGCTCGTGATATGCTCGGTATTGGAAATGCAACAGGAACAGTTCGATTGGTTCCTGGAGATCATGGTAAGTTTGATGTGTTTATTCAATCAACAAGCATCAATCGAAAGATTCCAGCTGGTACCGAAGTACTTTATTGGCCAAAAGTCGGAAGTCAAAAGAAATGAAAGTTGCCCAGTGTAATGGTTGTGGGTATTGTTGTATGAGCTCTCCATGTGATGTGTCACGTAGATTATATAAAAGCGCTGATATATGCCCACAACTACAATGGCATGAAGATAAAGCTAAATACTTTTGTGGTTTAATGTTTCTACCAGGAAATATAGGATTTGAATATAGAAAAGAGTTACATGCCGGAGCTGGATGCTGTAGTAATTTGAATAGTTGAGAAAGGACATCAAAGAACGAAGTAGAGGAGCTTTATCATACCAACACCAAGCTATTCCTATTGTATTTCAAGTTTTCTTAAGAGCTTATGGTAGTGAACCTTTTCTATCTAGAGATTTAACAGAAATAATATTATGTCGATTTCAGGATGGGTTAAAAGCAATTGACTATTCAGATGACGAAATTAAGCATATTATGGGAAACGTTAGTCATTATATAAATAGTAACAAATCGTCAATGTTTGATGGTTTTATATAAAGAAGATACAAGGTGGAGTTGGATTAACCTTTACATATAGGTTTTAAAAGGAGGATAAAATGCCAGCATTCTATAAAACTGTTTTGTTTCCTATCAAAGTGTCAGAAGGCGACTATTGTTGGGGAAAAGGGTGTTGCTATCCTCAGTTTGATAATGAGAGTGACATGCTACTTGTCAATACAATATAGATTACAAAGGAAAGGGGTTTGGACTAAAATATGACAAAATTGGTCATGTCCCCAAACCTGACTTCTGTAAAAACCTATTAGAAAAATAAATAAAAAGGAGAATTAATTGTAATTGGCTGAATTAAAAGTTGAAGTTTGTAAAATTGATGATATTAGAGACCATCCTAATGCAGACAAATTAGAACTTGCATACATTGGTGGAAAAAATGGATGGCAATCATGTGTAAGAATTGGGGAGTTTAAAGTGGGTCAAAAGGTGGTTTATATTCCAGTTGATTCTCTGCTCCCCATGGATGTCGAAAAAATCTTATTTGGGGAAGATTCTAAAATAACCCTAACAAAATCACGAGTTCGTTCTATTAAAATCAGAGGAGCTATCTCCCAAGGAATGATCGTATCATTAGAAGGTTTGGGTTTAAATCCTCATTTAAAAATAGGAACTGATATAGCAGAAAAATTAGGAATAGAAAAATATACACCCCCTGAAAAAGGACAACCTTCTCAAATGCAGGCAGTAAAACACCGTCATAAAAATCCCAACTTTAAAAAATATACTGAAATTAATCATTTTAAATATTATTCAAATGCTCTAGATGATTTAGAAATAGTAGTAACTGAAAAAATACACGGAACAAATTTTAGGGCTGGATATGTTAAGTTTAATGCTTATAATCTATGGACTAAATTCCTTAGTTTTATTGGTAAGCTATTTAATAAATGGCAATATGAATTTGCATACGGAAGTCATAATATTCAACTAACAAATAAAGGTAAGAAAAATAAAACCTTTTATGGAAAAAATGTCTATTATAAAATAGCTGAACAATATAACTTAAAAAATATACTTAAAGATAATGAAGTACTTTATGCTGAAATATATGGGCATGGAATACAAAAAGGTTATACATATGGTTGTAAACAAGATGAACATAAAATGGCAGTTATAGATATAATGATTAATGGCAAATATCTTAACCATGCAGATGCAGAATCATTTTGTATGGAAAGAGGATTGCCATATATGAAAGTTTTATATATTGGTAAATATAATTATGAAATTGTAAATAAATTAGCAAATTCTGAACATTCCTTTGTAGACCCAAAAACAAAACCCATAGAAGGAGTAGTTATAAAACCTGTTATAGAAACTAAAGGATATATGGGAAGAATGATATTCAAATGGATTGGTGATAAATATTGGTTAAACAAAGGAAATAGTGATTGGAAATAAAAGGAGTATGATATGACAATTATAGAGCTTATTGAAACAGACAAGGGCTTATATGAATGTGATGATTGTAAAAGCACATTCACCGCAGAAGAAATTAAATTAGTTGATCCTGCTGATAATTTTAAAATACTAACTCCAGGATTTCATTTTATGTGTGTAGAGAAAGATGGTACTATATGTGGTAAAGCAGACCCTAAAAAAGAGGATGGAGATAAGTTATTATCTTGTCCTAAATGTGGTTATATTCATTTTACTGGTTTTAATAAAAAAAGTAAGGAGACCATATGTTTAAAGTTTATCCAATAAAAGAAGATGGTGAAACTCAATATTTTAAATTAAAAGAGACAATACAAGGAATTAACTTAGTGGCCTGTGATAATAATGGTTGTGTTCCATTGGGAGGTTATATTTTAAGTCTTTCTGAAGATGGTATTCGCTTATTCAGTGAGGTAAATTATAACCTGGGTATTCAACTAGATTCTGAAAAGCATGTTCTTATACAAAAAGAGGAGAGTTAAATGAAAAAACAAACGTACTTTGTGTTTGGTATTTTAATAGGTATTATTCTTATGATAACACTATTAATACAAACAGTAGAAGCAAAAGATTATAAATTTATACCAGCAGACACTACTAATATAATGATTACTATTAATGAACTTAAAACTAATCCTAAATTAGAAATTGACATTTTTGGTTATGTTGAATCTTTTACTAAAGATAATGATAATAAATTAATAGAGGAAGTATTAAAGATTCGAGAACGTTATTTGAAAGCCGAAATAGATGAAATTAGAATTACAATTGGTCTTGGTAATAAAGGCGGTTTGATAGAAGAAAAATATAAGTTTGAAAAGGATGGAGTATATGTCAAACTTGGTTCAAAATAGACCTTTTCGGTTTATACAACTGTATGTAAATAATAAATTTGAAAAAGATCTTTCATATATTAAGACCGATTTAAAAAAAGATGAAAAATTTGCTACGGATGTATATCGTGCATTATGTAATATGAGATGGAGAATGAAATGGACTTCCTTTAAATACTCATGTTCATGGAGATATGCTGGAGGGTTGGTTGCAGATTTAAGAGAGCAGGGTGAAGATTATATAGATTTTTATTGCTCTGGTGATGAAGGAATCGTTGCACCAAACGTGAAAGAAATATTCTACAATCTTGGGTGGATTCCAAGTCCGTGGACTAAAGATAGAGCAATTAACCTCAGAGCTATTTATGCATGTATTAAAAAATTGGTTTGGTAATAATAAAAAAAAGGAGAAATAGTTATGTATACTACACTTAAACAAGAACACTATGAAGCTCTTCAAGAAACCATTCTAAGACAAATTGAAAAAATCAAGGAGCTTGAAAGATTGAAGGCAAATCTTCTTGATGAAAATCAATCTATGTCAAATGAATTAAAAAGGATTGAGACTTGTGTTGTTACCAACCCTCAAGATCTGATTGATGAAGCTAACAAACAATTATGATATGAAAATGGATGGGGCCTCAAAAGGGTTCCATCCCATAATCTTTTTTTGTTCTATTATATAATCATTTACTATATATATTAATAACTAATATAGGGTATTGGCGATTGCTCTTTTATGATGGAAAGCGTTTTAAGGAACGCGCCGATTACTTACTCCACTCCACGTTGTCGCCATTAGCAATATAGAAAACCATGCGGGGTATCCGGTGGATTGCTCTTACGGGATATGGAGTTTGTATTTCGGTATTTTATAGAAAAGGAGACTAAAATGAATTTGGTTAATGAAATTTTGGTTACGTTTATTATTATATTTGGTGTGGGATCATATTATCTTATTCCTTGTTTTGTATGTGCTTACGCTGCACAAAAAAAAGGTCTATCCACAATAGGATATTTATTATTTGCAATAATCTTTACACCAGTAATAGGTTTCTTGGCAGTGATTGCTATACCAAGTAAGAAAACACAAAAGTTAACTATTAGGAGAAAGTAAGTTTCATTTTGGTAACTTTATAGAAAGGAGAATAATATGGAAATTTTACTATTCAAGGTTATTATATTTTGTTTTGTTATGGCAATGATCCTAATTGGAATTGATGGATGTGTTTTATTTATCCAATATATCAATAGGTTTGATTCAACAATATCAACTATAACATACTCAGGAATTATCTTGATAATTATAGTTAGCATTGCTGCTAATCTAAAATATATGGGAGTTCCATTTATAGTAATATATTGTGTGGTAATGGCAAGTGTTGGGTATAGCACTAAAGTATTATCTTGGTTAAAAATTATAGGAGGATAATTATGTATGCACATAAAGTAACAAAACAACTTGATAAGTATCTTCAACGAAATCGTATAGACGATGATATATACAGATCGGCTCTTGAAATATTATCTCCCGCAATAAAAAGAGCTCAAAAATTTCATCTTGGGGAACTTTCCACGTATAAAAATATTTTGAATAATATGAAAGGTGAACTATTCATGGGAGAAAATGGAATTAATGTTAAATGCCCATACCCTGAGATGTGGATTGATTATAACATCAAAGAAGGAAATCCTCCAGTAGGAGATCAAGAACCAAGTAGTAAACGTGGGATTTATATTTGTGAAATATTTAAAGATACTCTCCTGTGTCATATTGTTTCATATGCAGACCAAGATAAAATTTGGTTGCCAGCTTTTGCTCAACATCTTTATTTAATTAATAATAAATTTGAAAACAGACCTGATGTAATGGCCTTTTTAGATAATAAATGGTCTGGAGATGCAAAAAAAGAAATGTTAGAAACAATCAAAACTAATAATTATACTTTTATATCTATTTCACATTTAATGAATCAAATGGCAAACGAAGGAGATAAAGGTCGAGATTCTGTGTTTGCACATTTAGATCAAGATAGAAATGAACTTGCTATAATAAACATGACACTCAAACTATTATGTTGTAAAAATATTATAAGCGAAGATATACAACCCATAAAACTAGTCAAAAAAAAGAAACGTATTGTTTCAATGCCTGATAAAAGAAAGGCAACATTTAAAGTATTAAAACTTCTATTACCAAAAACTCGTAAGAAAAGAAAGGTAAATAAATCAACAAATGAGCATGTTCGTGTTCATTTCTGTCGAGGTCATTTCAAAACATACACTAAGGATGCTCCACTATTTGGAAAAATAATTGGAACATTCTGGTGGCAACCTAATGTTAGAGGGACTACATCTGAAGGTATATCCCTTAAAACATATGAACTAAAACCGGTATAATAACAGTTTGAGTAGGGGTGTCTATCTGTAGAGATCCTGGGATGTAACATTCCATCCTCGTAGATCAGGTAGTTGTTGCCACCCCTGCTCAATTCATTTAAAGGAGGAATATTAAAATGGGTATAAATAAACAAAATGCAAATCTAGTATTAAATTACTTGACAGAGGCCAATCTTAATTTTGAAAAAATTTTACCTTATGGGACAATTAAAAAGATGGCAACTTCATTATCTTTATCAACTTTAGCTGCCAAAACCGCATTAAGAGATCTTCGAAAACAACATGGAATAAGTACAAGAGGTAAACCCAAAAGAAAGTTAATAAAAAAATATATCATTGAACAAAATTATGATCTGACAAAAAAACTACCTTTTGGAACTACTACAGCCATTGCAAATAAGTTGAACGTAAAGACTTATGATGTTACTAATGCGTTTGTTGCAATTCGCAAAGCTAGTCATCTTGAAACGTTTTCAGGAAATCCAATAGTAGCAGACAAACAAAGTGGGTTTCCAAATATATTTACTGAGCACTGTATTGAAAACAACCTCACTCGAAAAAATCCAAATTCTGAGTTGACTGCCTGCAACACAATTTCAAACTATCTCGTACGAAACATTCCCCACGGAGGAGACGGAATGATTATCGGGACACCAACTGCATTTTGTGCATCTCTTAACACAAATAATAAGATGTTTTTTACCGATAACCTTAAAGTTGCACATGCTCTGGATATGACCACAGACACCCCACCTACTATAATTATTGGTGCAGGGGTTGATCCAAAGAAGGCAGCAATAAAAGCACACCATTGGAAGATCAATAATACAACATTTCATTTCAAAGTCATAACAGATATTGTTGATCGTAATGCTCTAATTCATCATGTTACCAAGATGGCTGAGCAACATGATTTTTGTAAGGTCATAATCATGACTAGTGGTGTATGGTCTTGTTCATTAACTACACAAAGAAAATGGAAACTGGATTTGAATTTCAAAGCAGCTTCTGAATATCTTACTATGAAATATCCAAACCTTCATATTATTGCAATGACAACTGGGGATGGTGGAAGTTATCATTATCAAATCAAACATCTCAATAATGGTAAGGAAATCGTGGTTGCCCCATAGAATGTTAATAAAAATGAGTAGGGAAGAAGATTATCCCTGCTCATTTTTTTATAAGGAGGAATAAAATGCAAGCAGAAGATCTCAAAAAATTTTCAAGTGAATTTATTAAAAGTCTTGTTTCTAGCTATGTTGAGTTCATATTAGAAAACTTTGACAGTTTTCTAGATTATAGCAATATTGTTAATGAAATGCCAAGAGAATCTCATGAATTCCAAAATCTTTCAAAATATCATTCACATGGTATGGAGAATAAAAAGTATGAAGAATTCTATCGAAAGGGTATAAAAGAGAAGGAGGAAAAATGATAATATATAAAGACGCAATAACAAGCACAGCAAGGGGTGGACGTATATCTTTACAAATACCAGAACACGGCATTTTTGCTAGAAGAGAACTGTATGAAACTGAAGAAGTTCCTGATGAATGGCTTGTTAGGCTTCGTAGATATAAGTATCCTGCAATAGGTACAGAAGATGGGTATTTATTCTTAACAAGAACAGGATGGAATGCTAATAAAGATAAAATTGAAGAAGCTTTTAGTACCGCCAAATTTCAACGAGGAACTTGGCAAGAATTTTTACAACATGTTGAATATCATTTTAAGCGGGTTGAAAAAAGCACACTCCGAAGAATTAAATTTCTTGAATCAAAAGTTAATAAAATGAGAAATGTTATGCATGTTACTTTAAAGGATGAAAAAATATTAACAAAAACAGAACATATAAAAAAAATTGACAATTTATTTCATGGGTTATGGACAAAAGCAGTTGGTACAAAAGATTATGATAAAAAAGAATATCAAGACAAAAACTGCGAAAGAGACCAGATGAACCTAAAGATATTCCTGAATGGATTTTAAGATTAAGTGAGGGGTATCATAGAATTTTTGGTTGTGGAAGCTTAAAGTTTGAACTTACAAAATAATCAATTTAAACGAAAAATCCTCAACCATCCAACTAAGAATGATTGAGAATTTTTTTGTTCTATTAAATTACTTCTTATGCACCGATTGTCAAAGCAGCTATGCCACTGGATCTGACAAGCGCAGTTGCGTACCGACTTAAGATTGTCAGACTTGGTGTATAACCAAGTGGATACGGATGTAAAACCGCTGGAACATAAGGTGAGTAAAAGTAAACAGCCTTTAATTCTTCCATTGGTTTGAAGACCATTAACATAGTACCTTGTGGAACTACAGCACTAGTTAGCACTCTCCATTTTCCACCAGCAACTGTCGCTGATCTGTAACCTAAGTCACCGTCAACTGAAGAAGTTCCAACATAATTAAATGTTTGTAGATCTTCAAGAATAGCAACATCAAGTGGATTAGCTAAAATAGTGTTTCCAGCATCAATGTTAGTATCTGTATAAATTGTACCAGACAATTCATTCAGTGGAACGATGATATTTTCATGCCAATACTTAGTTCCCCAAGTATACGTATCAGGCGGGGTTCTATTAAATGTCTTAGTATGTGTAGCACCATTTAATCTTGTATTAGCTGTAATCAGAGCATTAATTATCTCTCTGTCAATATCCAGAGCAACTTGCTGACCCAAAATATTTACGATTTCTGCTTGAATTGAAACATCAAATAGAGCTCTCATATCTTGCTCCATATTGACTGACCAATTAGCAGAGATTTGACGATCTCTAGCATATAGACGAATTTTGTCTACACTTAAAGTAACAGAAGGATTGATTCTATTTTCTTCCAGAGATGTAGTGACTTGATACTTAACATAAACTGCAACACCAGTTGTGTTAGAAATTGCAAGAGTACCGTTTAAGTAATCAACCATACCTGAAACAACGTCTGAATTTGCACCTATTGTTATACTTGAACTAAAATGTCCTTCAACAGCTGGAACGATTGAAACGCTTGTCCATGCTGTACCATCTGTAGAAACAGCTGTAATCTCAAAGTCTCTTTCTAAATGAGCTTGAGCTGATGTTAAACTAGCAACAGCAAGAACATCTAGAGCACTTTGTGGAACAGATGTAGTAGCTGTAACCGGAGTACCAATTCCAACACCTTGAGAAATATCAGGTGTAGTAACAGGCGCATTATACTGTATTGAGCTGTTTGATGGAGAAAATGTAGCTTTAATAAATGCTTTTACACTTTCTGGTTTATCCATTGGTGAAACTGTAATTGCTTCTTTAGCAACCAGTTTAGGATAGAACACTCTTAAAATAGGCAGTGTTAAACTTTCATAAGGATTAATCTGAAACATTGAATTTTCTAAAAGATTAATTCTTGTGTTTTCTGCCAGTTGTGTAAATGTTTTACGATCTTTTTTATCCTCGATTGATTCCGCTAACCCAGTAACGTATGCATTAAAAGCTGCGTCGTCGATAAGTACTGCTTTCATATTGCCAGGTTTTGAAGGATCAATTCCGGATAACTTTTTAGTAGTCCGATAGACTTCTGTTAGTAATTCTTTCATTAATTTGTTACCTCCATAATTATGATTTATAATAAGAATTTACTCATATTTTAATTATGTTCTAAACTTATATAAAGGTTAGTTTTATGCCTATCGGGAGGGGTGGGGTGGTTTGTTTCTCAAATTATTTAGAAACAAACTATCTGGAAAATCGTTTTCCTATAATCTTGAGGGTGTTTGCTAAGTGATAATCAAGTTTTTCTTCTGTAAGCGTATCAATAATTTTTAATAGAATTACCATCTCATGTTTTAAATTACCATCATGAATTAATCCAGAAGATACTAACTTATTAATTCTATCTAGTAATTTAGATTCTTTTTGTTTTTTCTTATAATCTTTGATACCTTGTTCAAGTTGTCTTTTCGATTCTAATACCTGAACTTGTTTACTTTCTAATACTTTTTCTAATTTATTAACCTGTTCCACTTTGGTACTAAAAATTTCATCAAATAAAGGGTAAATATTTCTTATAATATTATCAGCTAAAACAACTTTTGATTGGTTAATATTTTCTTCATGAACATCAGGGATTTTAGTTTCAATTATATTCATAGTTCACTCCCCAAACTTTCTAGTATTTTTTCTCTTAATTTTACATTTGAATTATTTATTAATTCAAATTTTGTATCTAAATTTTTTTGAAGTTTTTCACCTTGTTTAACTAAATAATTTTTCTTTTCAATTTTTTTGTTTAAATTTTCAATAACATATTCCACAGATTCTAGTTTATCTTTTAATGGAAAATTAGGATCTGTTTTGCAAATAGCAAATATTCTTTCAAGAACTTGTGGCAACATTTCTTTTGATGTTTGCCTTCTTTCTATTTTTTCAATTCTCATATATTCTCCAATGACTGATTTAAAAATTTTTGTGATTCCACACTACAAGTTATTTTTGCTAAATTTCCAGTTGAACATTCACTACCAGCTGGATGACCATATTTGTAGTGGCATCTCTCGCAAACAGATATTGCATAATCTGGATCTAGTGCAAAAAATGGTTCAAGCTTTTTAGGTCTTAAATGATGAACTATGGTCGCATGTTCTCCACAGTAGTGGCACAGTTCGTTATCTCTTTTTAAAACAAGTTGATTTAAAGTATCAAGTTCTGTTGAAGTGTAAGGTAATTTATTATCTTTAATTTCATATGGATCATTTTGTAGCCCATATAAAAAGCATGTATCCTTACAGTGTTGAGAACAGTAAAAGTAACTTAAATCATGACCATAATTTTCTAAAGCGCTTATTCTAGCTTCTAATTGTCTACTAGTTGGAGTGAACCATCCATCTTTTTCTTTTGAGTTTTTACATTCATGGTTTTTACAATGGACCTGTATTTCTCTCTCTTCTAATGGTTTATATGGGTTGTATCTCATTTCTTCTATTTTAGAAAAGAAAAGATATTTTTCATTTATTATTTCTATACTTCTTCTACAGGAGTATGCTTCTATACCCTTATTCCAAGGCTCTCTTCCTTTTAATTTTTTTCTCAAAATTTCTTTAACTTTTTCACTTCTTGGACAATTTTTGTTATGTGGAATTCTACCAAGAGCTTTTAATCTTATTTTTTCTTTTGCTTCAGAAGTTTGTTTTCTTTTATACATAGGATTGTTTTTTCCAATTGTTTGTTGTTTAAGTCTTTCTCTGTTAGCGGGACAACTTTGCCATTTTTCACTACAACACCATTTCCCATTCTTAAACTGATATTTTGCTTCTCTACCACAACCATATTCGCAAATTTTCAAATTTAGACCCACCTTTCAAAAAAGTTTGCTACTTTAGTTTCAATCAATTTATCAAAATAATTTGGCATAAAACATTGTCCATCTACACATATTAGTCCATTGTCAGATTCAAATAACATAGCTTGCTCAAATTTCATTTCATTAAAATCAACAACAGCAGCTCTATGTGATGGCATTGACACAGCATCAAATGCTATAATAGTTAATGGAGATCTAACAACACTATGATCTTTTAATCTTTCTAATTCTGCTAATCCTCTCATTGAAAATCCAACGCCAGTCTTATCTCGTAATAATGAAAACAAAGTATTTCCTTTTTGGGTACTTAATGTTTCCATTTCTCCAATTAAAACATTTTGTTTAAATTCATATGCTCTTATAATGTGAGATGCATTATTTAATGAAACAGTTGTTTGTCTTATACCATCAATTTGATCATTCCCTGTTGGCAAAGGATGGTCAAGCTCTGAATAAAACGCTCTCCTGTTCATTCTCATATCACAATGTCCCATACCCTCACCTAACACTGAACTTGGATATAACCTACCATTTTGATTTATTTCATCAGTAGTTTGTATTGGGCATCTGAATATTGCTCGGGTTGGCGTTTGTTTAACAATCTCAGCTTCTGAATAAATACCCTGCTCTATAATAAATTTTGAACTCATTATTTAATCCTCGTTATCTTTGTTATTTTTAAAATAGTCTCTAACTTTTTTATATGAAACATCTAGAAATTTATAAAATATGATTATAATATCATCTAACTTTTCTTTATAAACATCGAAGTTAGCTGATAATGTTTTGAATAAATCAATTGCTTTTGAAATTAAATTTCTTACTTCAATCATTTCCATGTCAGTAACATCTTGTAACATATTCTCTAGTGCTGATAATCTTGTGTATATCTTCTTGAGTTCATATACTCTTCCAATTTGACCTGGAGTTAATGGTTCTTCTTTTTCTTCACCAGGCATACCACCCATTTCATCGCCCATACCAGCTTCGGCACCCATGTCACCCATATCTTCTTCACCACCAGCCATAGCTGGATCTTCCACAGCAGCTTCTTCACCACCTTCAATTTCTGGTGTAGTAAGGTCAGGTTCTGGGACTTCTGTTGGAATTTCTTCCTCCTCTTCCTCCTGTTCTTTTATTTCTTTAGTTTCTCCATATGGTCTATGAGTTATATATTCATCATCATCAACAAAAGGTACATCAACTGGGTCATCATTCTTTTGGTTACTAAGAGTTGTATCTTGTGTTGTAGTTATTTCATATTTAAGAAACAACATATTTTGTAAACTTGTTATAATATCTCTTGGATTAGACATTTTTATCTCCTATTAAAATCCACCCATTGCTCCTCCGCCCATTCCACCCATTCCACCCATTCCACCCATTTCATCTTCTTTCTTAGATGGATCAAGAGTTTGGTCAATCTTAACATCAGTTTCATATTTAGAAACTTCATCCCAATCAATTTGTGGAAGATATTTCTTTCTAGAATACTCTTTTGGTATTCCTACTCTTTCAAGTCCATCAATCAATCCGGTAACTTCATTCATATATCTCGCTTCTCTTTCATATTGTAATGATTTTGGTGGTGGAAATGAAACTTGAACATTATCAAATATTGTTAGAGCTTCTTCTGGACTCATTATATCAAATAATTTTTCAATCAGATCCTGTACCTGATGTGTTAGATATTTTTGATGTGATATGATTGTTCTTGCAAATAATATATTTTCTTCAGTCAATGTATTCTTAGCAGAAATGTTTTCTTCAATCCCAATAAATCCAGGTGGGACTCCAAGACCAGCTACAAGTTGATCTCTCATAAATTTAAGTTCATCAACTTTGCTTCTAACATCAACATTTCCTTCATTAAATGTACTAATATCTACAAATGGTTTTCCATCTCGTTGTGGGATATAAACATCTTCAAAAGTTGTAATCATACTTGGAATTGTATCAACTGTACCGAAACTATCCAGGGTAATTTTTCTTTTTCTAAATTCTTCTTTAAGTTTTTCAATTACCTTTTTAGCATCTCTTGGAAGACCAACTTCAACAGCAATCTTTCTTTTTTCAGTTGATCTTGATAATCGTTGTATTGCTAATGCAGTTTCAAGAGCAATTAAAACTTTTGCTGAAAATTGACCATTATCAAATATTGATTCTCCATATGGATAATATTTACTTGAAGGAATTCTAAAATGAACCATTTTATCAGGAGACACATATCTAATTTCTATTGATTTATTATAATCAGATTGTGCTAGCATTTGACGAATAATATGTTTAAGTTCATCATTATTTTTAAATTCTTGCATTTGTGGAATTTTTGCTTCCAGACTTTTAAGAATTGAAAGTACAATATTATTAATAGCATCTTCTGCAATAGAGGTACCAGGAACTGCTGTTATTTGTGGAAAAATTAAATAACCAAAACAAACCGGAAATAATGAACTCTGTAATCTTAAAACATATTGTGGCTCATGATAAATTAATTTCAGATTCTTAAGCAATTTCATACTTTTAATATCTTTATTATCCTCTTTCTTTTCAGTAAGAGAAGAATAATTAATTGAGAAATTATATATCTCTTTATTAATAGTTTCATTAAAATTATCAACATCACCAACCCTTTTTGAAGTTTCAACAGCATTAAGATATTCTTTTTCTGAAAGTAATGATTTACTTGTTAAAGCTGTAATAGCATCCCCAATTTCACAGAAAAAATCGCCAAATAATAATGTATTTTTTACAATTAAATTTAAATCTTTTTCTAACTTAATCTTTTTAATAACATTCTTAACTCTTCTTACTTGAGCTTCTTCTGATACATCCTCAGAATCAACAGATGAACCTGTGGATTTAATATCCAAAGAAATTTTTGTAATATCATCAGGAGATAAAATGTTATCAACTATAACATTTAAGGCTCTATGACAATAATTAATATTAGAAATTATTGCTTGATAGGTTTTATATCTAAGTATTCTACCACCTTGCCCAAATGATGATGGTCCAGCTCCTCCTTGAGAAAAAAGACCACTAGATGAACTAATTTGAACATTAGCATTTTTAGATATTAAACTTTTAACGAGATCAATATATCCATTACGCCCACTATTACTTCTATATGTTGATATATCTTTTACAACTTGATCTAGTTTAGCATCAATTTTTTGAGTCCGTGTACCCATTACTGCTAATTTCAATTTAGTAAACGTATCTTTTATTTCTGGCATGTTGTCTCCTTTATTGTCTTGCCTTACTTCTCACACGTGGACCATATTTTTGATGAACTTTTTCTTTAAATTGACGGTATTTTTCTTTAAAATATATCATTCTTTTATATAACGGATCATTATGTTTTCTAGCTTGAGCGCTTGCCATCTGCCCAGCGGATCTTTTTATTTTACTTTGTCTTGTTATGTCACTTGATGAAGTCGTTTTAATCTCATCTAATATATTATCAACTAAAATATCAACTTTACTTAACTCCATTTATTTATCCTCTAAATTATCATCTGTCATTAAATTATCCATTGATTCTTTTCTTATTTCATCATTTTCATATCTCAAATTGAAATATTCTAAAAGATTAAATGTAAAAGATTCAATGTTTCCATATAAAAATAAAAATTCTTTTTGAAGAGATGGTCCAATGAGTTTTTGAACTAATTGTACGTACTCTTTAGAAATGTTATCAATATCTTTTTCATCAACTTTAATTGCATCTAAAGAATAAATTAAGATTCTATCTTTATATATTAAATCAAAAGCTCTCTCCATATTGTATTCAAGAGTAGCTCTATAATCAATAAAATTTTTTGTAACATAGTTCCGTTTAATATCGTAATACATCCAGCAAATAACAAATAAAAATATTATAAAACAAAATGTCGTTCCTATTATTACACTAATCCCCCACATTATGTTCTCCTTTAGTCTTCATCGGTTAATGTATACTCATCTTGTTCACCTGGTTCTTTTTTCTTGGAATGTATAACATCTCTGGATTTTGTTTTTATTGGTTTTTGTGTATCGACCATTTCTTTAATTACTATAGATATTATTTTACTTGGTCTGGTAATTACGGATGTGAATTTAGTTTGTAGGATTGATATATTATTATTCTCAAGTATTGAAGATAATTTTTTAGAATATGTTTCTAATTCTTCTTCGTCATCATCATTAATTGAAATCAGTTTTGTACCCTCTTGATGTATTGTTATAGTCTTCATTCGAGTGCCAACCTTTCTAAATATGATAAATCTTCAGGTAATTCAATTTCTTCAATGATTGGTTCTTCATCATCTTGAGGTAATTCAATTTCTTCAATGATTGGTTCTTCATCATCTTGAGATATATCTTGTACTATTGGTTTTATATTTTTTACAACTATAGGCCCAAAAGAATAATATTCATCTGTTATCCCTTTAGATCTTAGTTGAAGTTTAATGTTATTAAATTCATCATCTGTAAGTTTAATATCAACAGGAGTTCTAACAACTCTTCCATGAGTAATTATAGTTTCTCCTTTAGCAGTTATTCTCAGTAGTTTTTTCATAAAAATTCCTTTCATAATGTGAGTGGATAATTAAAATACCCACTCACATTTTAATATTTAAACTTTTATTTCTTCTTCCTCACCTTCATCTTCGTCTTCGTCTTCAACTTCTTCTTGTTCTTTTACTTCTTCCTCACCTTCATCTTCATCTTCATCTTCAATTTGTTCTTTAAAGATTTGAAATGCTTCCTCTATATCTTCTTCATCTTCGCCCATACCCGGTTTACCCATTGCACCCTTAGCTTTTATGGGTCCACCACCAACTCCGGCGTCTTCTTTAATTTTTTCATCTACATCTAATTCTTCTTCCTCAGGTTCTTCAGCATCTTCCTGTTCTGAATAATTTTTAGGTTTTACAAATGAATCAGCAACATCTTTTCTGTTAGGAACTTTCCCGGCATCTGTGCCTGTACCCGCCTGTTCTGTCCCTGCTCCAGTGGTATCTTCCTCTGAATTTTTTGATTTCTTTTCTTTTGAGGCTTCCATGCCAGCAGCTACACCATCAAAATCTTTTTTGCCAGCCATGGTTTCACCTTCTTCTAAATCTTCTTCTTCTTCTTCATCTTCTTCTTCCATTTCAGCAATGAGTTTTTCAATAACAGCATTTTCGATATCTTCTGTTACTTCTTCCTCACCTTCTTCAGATTTATCATCGACTTCTTCTTGTTCTTCTACTTCTTCCTCTTCATCATCTTCATCATCTTTGATTTCTTCTTGCTCTTTAGCGATATCTTTTTCTTTTTCAGTTTTTGAAGCTGCTACTGTGTTAGCTTTAGATGTGCCAGCTTGAGATGTACCAGCACCCTCAGCATCTTTCATTGCCTCACCTGCTGAACTACCTTCATCTTCAGTAGCCATTTCAATGTCACCATCTTGATTTTCATTGAAATAGTATCTCTCTAAAATGCTAGCAGCATCTTGATTTGTGGGTAATTCACCCCCACCATCCCATTTTAAAATCCCATCAAGAAATGGTCCTTTAACTTCTGCATGTTTCGCTACATCAGTAAATTCTGAGATAGCTTCCTTTAGTAAATTCTTATACGAAACTCTTTTCGTAGCCATTGTTAATTTCCTCCTATGAAATTGTCTTTTTTACATGTAATATACATTTTTATTTTGTTCTAATTTTATTCACTTGAAAAAGTCAGTTCGTTTCTCAAATTTCACAGCCAGGAAAACTCATTGGAGCATTTTGTGTTGAATCTGCCTTCCTAACATTAACCAATAAATTAGCATTAAGAAACTTAAATTTATCAAATGCTACTTGAAAATTAATTGACACTCCGCTCTTACCACTACGGTTTTTACCAACTTTTCCATAAACAATTGTGTCATCTGTTTGATCTTTTGCCATTAACATAACAAAATCTGCATGCTCTACTTTTTTAATTGATTCCGACATTTGATCTACATTTAATTGACTTGCTTCTTGTATTCTGTATGCAGCTCTTCCTAATTGTGAAGCTGTAACCACAGGGATATTATATTGTACTGCTAAAGTTTTCAATGATAAAGTAATATGCCCTAATTCTAATCTATACATATCATATCCTGTATCTGCTTTTAACAGATCTAAATAATCAACATACAACCCAGCAATAGCTTCTTTACCATAATCGTTTATTGCATCATCAACAACCCCCATTAAATCAACTACACTAATACTCATTGCTGGAAAATATTTCATAATAATTGTTGAGCCACAGTTGGTAAATTTATTAACTATTTTTTTCTTAAATTCTTCAATATTAAAATTTTCCCTTGTAAGTTCTCGTAACATTTGAGGTGTTGTTTTATTAAACATTGGTTGATAAGTTCTAATTAAAGCTTCTTCAATTGTATTTTCCATGGTTACATAAACATAAACCTTGTTTATTTCATTTGGTTTTATTATTGGTTTATTAGGATCTATTAATGTTGCTGATTTATAAATTGTATTATTTAACATTGTTGATTTACCAGCTCCAGATCCTCCACCAAAAACATATAATCTGGATGGTTCATACCCACCAAGCATTATATTATTATCAAAAATTGGAAATCCAGTTGGAGTTGTATTTTGTCTTTCATATTTTTTCTTAATCATTTCAACAACATGACTATAATCATCCTTGACTAAATCTAGCGATGCTGATGCTTCAATAGTAACTGATCTATTACTTTCCATTAAATTTGAATATAGTTTCTTTATAGTTACTTCATAATCTTCAACCATATTATCAATAGAATCAAATGACCCCTCTTTAATTGAATCCAGCACATCACTTAATTCATCATAATTTTGGAATAGAGCATTAATCTTTTTTCTTAATCTAATTTGATTAATAATATCTTGGAATGCATGATCTTTAATATTTTCATTAACCTTCAAGTCTATAAAACCAACATGCTGCCTGAACTTTTCTCCAATCATAATACTATCTATTGCATTCTCAACAATTTTATCCTTTAGAAACATTCCACATAATTGTTTTAATAACTCTAACTTATTCTGAACTTCTACCGGAACATCAAATGACTTTTGTCCCTCACTGAACTTCAATACATCCAAAATATCTCTGTATAATGCTTTTACCTTTCTAATTTTAGAATTTTTATTCAGAAGTAAGATAAAACATGAATTAAGAAATGAATCAGTAATCATATGGTCTCCCTATATAATGTCTTTTCATAGAATCTGGATGTGAAAGAGATTCTAATATTTCTTTATCTATTTGTTTTGCTACTTCTCGTGTCATTTCTTCCATAAGTTTGCCCTGAAAATCTATCTCAAAACTATTAGATGTTTCACTCATACTTGTCTGACTAAACGATACTTTAAAAAACCTTGGTTTTATACTTCCCATGGCATTAGTCACCCAATCAAGTTTTCCTTTTCCCATACATTTTGGGCATAGATTTTTAATATATCCTATATCATTACATTTGTCGCATATTACTTCACCATCATTTAGTATCATTTGTCAGCCACCACATTCATAATTTTTTGTCTCCATGATATTTTTTCTTTATAAGGAATTGTTTTAATTTTAGGTAATTGACGTATATTTACTTTAGACTTTTGTTTAAGAGACTTTCCACCAGGTATGCTTTTTGGTGAAGAGGGTGGGAGTGTATTGATAAAATAAAATGGGATGTAAAGTTTTGCATGACCACTACTACCACCAACAATATGTGCTGATGATGAATTCAGTCCATTAGTTCCAGACATCCCAGCGCCAGTCGCATTAGTTATCCAATCAAGTTTTCCTTTACCTAAACAATGATAACATCGAGAAACTTTATTATCTTCACAATCATAAAAATATCCCCAACCATTACAGACCTCACATATACAATCACCATCTTTAAAATCTTCAAATTTCTTTATATCAGTTTTTCTGTAATAAACGGCCTCTTTGTTCATATTTTTAATAACTCCGTTTCATGATTTAAATTAATAAATTCATCCTTATCTAAAAACCTTTTAACTAAATCTTCACAATAATTTTCATCTAATTGTACTAACATATCCAATGATCTTGCAACCATAGCAGCTTTCTTTACACCCTTTTTTGTCATTTTACCACTATTTAAATCTCTTGTTAATGTTGCACATTGGATTTCAAATTCGCCTTTTTCACCCGACTTATATAACGGATAAATTTCATCTGCAAGTTTTCTAGATCGTTCTTGAATTTCTGCCCATTGCCATAACATATATAGCATTGAATATACTTTTACATCTTCATAAAATGTTCCAGTCTTTGGATCATAAACTTCACCAACTTTAATCTTTTTGAAATTCATTTTATCTGAAAATTCATCTAGAATTATTTGTAACTGTTCATAAACCCTAACATATTTACTAAACATGTTATTTAGATTTGGAGTCCTCAAATCCATTTTTTGAAGATGACCATCTGGGTGGTCAACCCATAAATATCTTCCAATCATTAAAGACTTAAATAAACCAGACGAGTCATAAGTGATGTTTAATTTTATATTATGTTTTTCTAATACAACTTTCCTAAATAATTCATAAAAAGTTACATCTCGAAAATTTGCTCCACCTAAAATATGAAAGTTCAAAAAATCTCTTCCATATCTTTTAGCTTCATTCAATAAAGGAATTATTGGTAGAACATATATAATACAAGGAATAACCATATCTGAAGACATGTTTGCTACAATACCACCTGTACCATGATATTGAAATGAGTTAAACATATTATCTTCTCGAAGTATTTTTGTGTAAAGTTTCCATAATTCTGGTGTTCTAAAATGATGTATATAAATTATTTTTTTTCTAATATCATCGGGAAGTTCTTTAGCCCGATTATATGATTCTAAGTTTAGTTCATACACATCTTTAAATGTTTTAAATATTTCACAATTTGGACCAGGCGGAATATCTAAAATAAATGCTCGTTCTATAACTTGATGGTGATTTTCAATCCACTCATAATACATTTTACCAAGTAAATTAGATTCCTCTCTAGTTAATCTACCAACAGATATTTGAAATCCTCCTGAGTCTACTATCAAATCTGATGAATTGAAAAACCCCCAACTTCGACATTTGTTATATACATTTTCTTCATTTTTATTATAGTTTTTATATCTTTTTTTACCAGCAAAATTTTGACCATATGAATGAAGGAATCCAGAGCAGATTTCCCCAAGAAAATCAGAAATTTGATCCCTCGTAAAGTTGTCATAAAATCGATCTTTTTTACCTAACATATAATTATTTAATATAGAAGCAAGACTTTCAAATCCTGCCAAAATGTAACCAGATTTAACCATTTATTCACCTCATTCATATTTTTAATTTTGTTCCAAATTCATTTATTATCATCTATTTTATAGTAAAATTTAAAGCAATAGTATAAGTGGTGTTAACCGGTTTAATATTAATATTAATATACTTATTTATACAACTTGATTTAACTTCATAATCAATAATTACTTTATTTACCTGTAAAGATTCTAAATGTTCTTTCATTTTTTTATTAAAAATATATATATTATTAAAATCTTCACTACAAGCTATCTGTTTAATAGATGAAATAAATTCTCTGACGTCTATACGTTCTAAAATTGACCTTTTTTTACTTTTTATTACAGCATTAGAAATCCAGTCAATCTTTCCAATACCATCACATTTTCCACATATATAAATATCATTTGTATCGTGGGTAGTTCCTTTACAAACAGGACATATCATTTCACCTTCTTCTAATTTAAGATTCATTTTTCACTATTCCTCATCTAAAATCATGGGTTGTATTGAAAGTATTTCTTTTGCCATTAACTTTGGATATACTGTTTTTCATAACAAATACAGACCTTGGAGGAGCTTTTCCAACACATGCCTCAATCCAATCAAGTTTTCCAGCACCCCAACATTTCATACAAACAGTAACGGACTCACCAAAACTTTTAGATTTTCCATGACAATTATCACAAATTATTTCACCTTCTTCTAATTTAATATCTTTCATTCTCAAAATTCCTTAATTACATATGGAGGTCCAGTTGCCATATCATATGTAGTTGATGCCTTTAAAGCTGCCATTATTCGTCTTTTAGAATTACTCCATGTTCTTGTTGTCCATAATGATCCAAGTGCATAAGGAGCACCAGAACCAATCGCTACAAAGTCTTTAAGCTCATTCATTTGAAAATCAGTTAAAATCTCAAATAATTTTCCATTAGGTGTAGCTATTAAAAAATTTGATGATTGTATAGAAGTTTGGTCTTCTGGATTTACAGCTAAACAGCCCTTAATTTCTAACTGTTCCCTTATCTTATCAGGAAATTCAAAAATATCTTTAGGGGGATTAAAATACTCTGATCTAATTACTTGTCCTGTTCTGATGACTCCAACATGTCCAATAAGATAAGGATGATTATAAAACATTTTTTTATTTATTATACGTCTTCTTTCTCCCTCTGCAGTAGTAGCATAACTATCAGCTCCCATCCACACTTTTCCGTTATCAATAATCCCAACAATAGTAGACATATTATTCTCCTTTTAATTTCATATCGTCTTTCATTCTTAAACATTTAGCAAGATCAAATGCGTAATCATAAATATGTAACCCTTTAGATGTAGCAATCATTTCTCCATTTTCAACTCCAATTTCTGCTGCTATATATTGTTTAAGCAATTCAATCCCCGCTAAATTTGCAGGTAAGCCCCCGTAAAGGTCCCAACTCCGAAAATATGGAAAAAAGTGTAATTTTCCATCTTGAATACGAGTATCTATATGTCGTAAACAAGGGGGATCTTGAAGTAACATATCAGTAGGTTGTGATACTTGTAAAACCATTTGATTATTTCTATACCCCTTATTTTTATAAGTCCAGATTAAAAGTTCTATTTGACTCAAGAATTTATTAATCATTGTATCTTCTTTATCGCCTTTAATTATTATTGTATCATCATTCCATGCTTCATCATCTTGAATTAAAATATCTTTAAATTTATCTAGTTTATACATTTCCCAATCTGGTCTAAAAGGCATTTTTGTCAGTCTTTGCCCATAAGTATATGATTCACCAGGTTTTAAATCGCCTGTCATTAAATATGGAAGATAATCATCGAGATAATCATCAGACACTGGATTTGGAATACCATAATGTGCTTCAATTTGTGGTAATAATGGAAGTACATCAGGATGTTGAATTCTTATTGTAACCCAGTCAAATTCAAGTCTTTTTTGCCCAGCATAAGATCCTCGATCAATTTTAAATACTCTACCCTCCTCAAGCATTCTAAAAAGGGTTTGAAACCAGGCATCTCCTAAATTTGTTGCTTCAATAAATTGAGTATTTAACATTTTTATTCACCTTCCTTTTTACTCATAATTCCATACACTTCATCATACTTTAAAACTTTACATAAATGACGATCGAGAATTATATCCATACCACCATGTTTATTAAACATAATTATATCACCTACTTCAATATCTTTTACTAATCCACCAATAGATGTTACTTTTCCTAATCCTTGTGGTTTCAACTTACCTTGTGCTACTTCGGGTACAATAATTCCACCTTCTGTTTTGTTATCCTCTTCTAATATTTTTACTATTATTTTATCATTGACTGCAATTGCATTTAATTCATTCATTTCTTTTCCTCCATTTTTTAGCTATCATCTTTTTATACTGTTCTTCTCTTTCGAGTTCTTTTTGTTCTTCCTTTTCAATATTACGAATACAATTTGCCTTCTTTCTCCGTTTTTTATCACCAGGTTTTTCATAAAACATTCTTTGATAAAGTTCCCTGGATAGTCCACTCTTAGAATACTTTTTTCTAAATCTTTTTATCAAGGATTCTATATCTTCACCTTTTCGGCTGGTTACTACAAACATGGTTTTCTTTTTAATTCGATTAATATTAATCACAATTCCCCCTTTATATAAACCCGTATATGACATGATCTCTTGACGAAAAATTAAAATTATATTCTTCACAAGCATCAAATACAGCTCCAGAATTTTTTATTAAGTCTGCTCTTGTTACTCCCTCAATCATTAAATATACTCGTTGGTTTACATTAAGGACAGACAAAGCTTCTAAATAATCATTAACCAAAGCTCTGTCTTCATAAACAACTTTAAAATAAACATTCGGATATTTGATTAATTGTCCAGTTGAGATTATTTCATTCTCTAAATCTCTTTGTGTAAATATTTTTGGCGAATATGAATAATTTACATTTTTGTCTGCTTTAACTTGTGAAATAAGGGACAGAAGATTATAGCCATTAGTTTCAACATTTGCTATTGGATAATCTAATTCATTTAACAAAAGTAAACATTCCTTAAAATGTTTAGCTATTGTTGGTTCTCCACCTGTTACTAAAATTCCACATTTATGTTCATCTATAACTTTTTGAATGGCTGATAAATCATAAATACCTTCTTGTGAAATTCTCATTTTAACATTTGTATCACAAAAACTACATTTCCTATTACAATACTTAAACCTTAAAATGACCATTAAACGACCTCTATCTACTCCCTCCCCCTGAAAACTCCTAAAAAATTCAATAAGTTTTACTTGTTTTCCTTCCATTAATAATCTCCTTTCATTTATTTTTTGTTCTTAATTTCATCCACTATATCTTTATCTTCTTCATCTTTATAAATAACTCTTTTATGATAAATACTTTCAAGTTCTTTAGTTAATATTCTTTTAATTTGTTTAATAGCACCATGTAATATTTTGTCCAACTGGTCATCATCATCCAGTCTCTCAATAGTTGATTGAATAATTCGTTTTATAAATACTCCATTTTCTTCATCATCTTTTCTTTGTATAATCATTGCTCGAGATGTTGCTTCTACTGAATCCACAATCATCAAAACAATTGATTCCATTGAAGTTGGTTTTCTACCCTTGTAACGAAAAAGATCTTCCGGAGATTCTTCTTCTTTTTTATGAAATTGTCTTAAAAGAGTATCACCATGATGTTCACTAATAATCTTTATAACTTCAATTGGAAAATCGTTTTGTAAAAGAATCAAAACCCCATCAGAGACATGTCTTGTAATTAAATGATAAGATACATTTGGTTCAATATCATCATGTATATTTGTTTTTGCAGGTTGATTTTCAGAAAAATTCAACGGATAATTCATCTTTCCAATATCATGGTATAAACCACAACATCTCATGAGATCTACATCAAGTTCTAATTCAATAGCAATCGACTCACAAATGTTAGCAACATTTTGTGAATGTTTATAAGAACCTGGCGCTATTTCTCTATACTTTTCGAGTAAAGGAAAAGTAGGATCAATATATTTTTTATATTTGTCATTGCTCATTATATTGTTATAACCTCCATGTTTTGTTTAGAATCTATTAATGGTTTTAACATTAATTCATGACGATCTTCAAAGCAGAATTTTAAATTGCCTTTTACATCTGGAAAAAAGTATGTTGGAAGTCGAGCTTCTTCATCCGGTATAGCTATAACTTCAAGTTTTCCATGTTCAGCAACAAATTTGTCATATTTCTTAACTACATCTGGTGGTGCAGTCATTGTATCAATTCCATTTACTCTATACATATATCCTTTAGTTCCTGTATTATGAATATCATACATGATATTGTTCCATGCCTGCATAGCTTTTACACCCTGTGGAACTAATTTATAATCTTTAATTTTCTTTCCCCATGATACTGGTCTGGCGATTGATTTATCTCCTTTTTTTATTAAATTAATAAATTCTGATTTCTCTGTATTAATAAACTTTAATAGTTGTGGTAAAGATACTTTTTCAGTTTTTAGAATTAAATCAATTAGCTGTGATAAAAATTCTTTTGATTTACTTGGGTAATCTGATCTTTTAATTTCAACTCCCATATATTCAACTTTATTAATATCTTTTCCCTCTTTATTAATAACTCTAATTGCATATCGTTTTTTAGCTAAAAATAAACCTCGTGAAATAACCAACTCATTTTTTAAATTTAACCCATTACAATCTAAAGGAACATTATGTCTTTTTACAATACTAGTCATAATATCATTATTAAGAAAACTTTGAATACTCTCACACCAAGTTTGAATTTGACTAACTGTTTTTTCACCAGAAAAGTTTTGAAAACAACAGAAAATTGAATCAGTATCTCCTGTAATAATATACTCATGACTTCTGTTTAACATTTCTTTTTCATACATTTCTTTTTTAGATATTTCTAATGGTTTAACATAAGCTTTTCCTGTATCAAGATATCTCATATAAGCATCACCTTCAACAATAGATGCCTTTAAAGCTTCCTGTCCACTTAATGTTACTGCTGCTGCTAATGATAAATCAAAAAATCTAAATGATTTATTAGCAACAACTCCATATAATGTATTAGCTAAAACCTTATATACTAACTGCCTAGTATAATAAAAAAATTCTGATGTTTTATCTTTTTCTTCAATTGAATCAAACATTTTATCTTTGTAGCCTTTTCTAGTTGACATTAGTCCACCAACTACATCACTAAAAACAGAAACTTCTTTATCATGTGCCTTAAAGAAACAACCATTAATTGTATAAACCAAATTCTGTTCCTTAATTTTCTTTAATAGTTGAACTGATGTTATTATAACTTCTTTTTTAGCATATGTTGGATCTATTATAACTTTGATTTTTTCTGGTAAATTTTCAGGATGATATGTCAAGTCATATCCCAATAATGGATCATCAAATTTCATAACAAAGTTATTTATTCCAATGTTATAAGTCATAATAATCTTTGGATATAGAGATTCAAAGTCAAAATCTGTAATGTCATTATAAATTCCAGGAATTGGATCAAATACAAAAGCTCCAGCATATTTCTTTTTCTTAATATACATATCTGCATTTTTAGATGCCCAACCCTTATTCTTAAGATGATTAACCATTAAAGAATCAATCTGTGAAAATGATGAAATACCCTCAAAACTTGTTTTACAAACAATCCTTAGTTCATTTATTAAATTAATATGTTGAAGTTTATCTTCTAGTTCTTTAATAATTTCTGTATCTCTAATATTATAATCAATTGATAAGTTTAACATTTTCCAATACATTTCGTTCATTGGTAATGGTAATTGAATTTTTGTTTTTCCTAATTCATGTTGTGCTATAAATCCAAGTTTGTAGTTTTCCATTTTAGTAAATGTAAATGTTCTATACATAAACTCTTGATCTATAGCAATACACCCAGCTAGTTTACAAAAATATTTTGGACCATCAACATAGAATTCATTAAACAGACTCAGGCTTCTTTGAACAATTTTTAATTTTGGTAAACGATTAAATATATAACTAAGATCAAAATTAATAGAATTCCACCCTGCGATATAATCAGGATCTTCATCTTTAAAATCTTTAATAAATTCTTTCATCATTGTATATTCGCTTTTAAAGATTTTTAACTCAAACCCTTTCTTTTCAGTAATCAGTTCTGTTTTATTATCTACAACATAGCTTATTTGTCTTTTATTATAAATACTTGAAATCTCATTAATTGGAAATGCAGCATCTATTGCATGTGGAAATCCCCTATATTTTCCCGTATCAATCTCAATGTCAAAAAATTTAATATTATTCTCTGTCTTTTTAGCTTCTCCTTTACTAAAATGATAATAGTCCATTGCATGTTTTATAGTAATTTTAACATCACCTTCATATGTTATATCAGGATCTAACACAGACTGATCTCTAAAAGCAACACACACTTGATCTAGTTCATCATACGGAACAATTTTTCTTGTTTCTAAACCAGGAGGAGCTTGATAGCAAATATAATCATCATTTTCTGTATGATATATTTTCTTATTATTAGAATCTCTAAAAATATATAAAACCTTTTTCTGTGTACTAAGATATTGAACATCAATTAATCTATAATTTTCTGTATAAAATTTTTCGGGTATTTTATATCTGTAAATACCTTTCTTATCCAGCTTTTGTACTTCACTACTTGTCTTAATGTTAATTTTTTCCCCTTCCATCATTTCTGAAATTTTTGCCATATCTTCTTCAAATTTTGGTAACCATACTTTTTGATTTCTATTAACAAATGATGGATGAACTGTTAAAAAAATATTATAGTTTTTCCATTTAAAAATATTTCCGTGAATTTTAGTAATACCTGATTTAGCAATATCAAATGCTTTCATTGGACTTGTACCTAATAATACAACTAATTTGGGATTACAAACTTCTATTAAATTCATACAGTTAACTTTACATTTTTCAATTACATCATCAGTTGGATTGCCTGTAGTTCCATCTGGATTAATTGTTTGACATAAAACTACATTAGTAATTAAATATTTAAGTTTATTTAATTTGAATTGCTTAAAAAATTTACGAAAAGTTTGCCCACTACGCCCAATTAAAGGACATGGTGGGTTAGCTTCACACTCTACTTTTCCTGGATTTTCAGCTATAAAAATTACATCAACTTGACTTAGATCCTTTTCACAATTAGTTTCAAGAATACAGGAAGGGGAATCTAATAGTTCACATTCCAAACAATTTGCAAAAGATTTTTTTATTGAATTCATGTATAATCCTTTTTATTTTTAATTATTTGTTCCCATTTTTAAAATTAATGTCTATATATATTAATAAATGAATAGTCATATTTAATATTTTATAATACCTTTAATTTAAAAGAAAGGAGGTCAATTATGTCCAGATAAATTTTTTTATTTTTCAATAACCTTATCTATTTTTTAACCATTTATTAAGGAGAATAATTATGCAAACAAACATTACTTATCAAAAAGCAATAGACATCTTACAATTGAATAAACAAAACATTACAATTCCGCATACATTAATCAATTTCAGGTCTATGATTGCAAATGATGAATTAACAGATTATTCGGAGTCCAGTTTAATAGAAGCCAAAAATATCATACTCCGTTCATGGATCGAAGAACAACTTCAAAAACAAGGTCATTGGGAGTTAAAGTCTCCTTACAAAGATGAATGTAAAAGGTGTAATGGTACTGGCGAAATCTATAAATTAGAGAAAGAGAAAAAACCATGTCATGCATGTAATGGTGATGGTTACTTATGGGTTAAATGTAGAAATTGCGAAGGTACAGGCAGATTTATAAGAGATGATAAAAAGGCCAAAGGTCTTATAATAAATGTTGAATGTAATTGTACCAAATTTGCCAACCATTATGGCGATAAATACAAAGGTAAAATTCGAGTTCGGTGCCGAGAATGTCTTGGAAAAGGAAATATTGAAAATTTGAAAAATTCCAAGGAATGGAAAAATAAGAATTTTAGATATACAGGAAAAATTTATACCACTACTAAATGCCCAAACTGTTATGGTTTTGGTTTTCCTGTTACACCAAGAGGTCATTTGAATCCAGTTTTATCAAACCGCCTTGTACAAATCATCAATACTGAAGACACTGTTCATGTGGATCCTCTTAGTTTGGATCCTTTGTATGTTATACATAGAATACCAATAAGAACTACTCATTCTGTGATAGATTCTTCGATGCTTAAAATTGCTAGAGAATCCATTTAATTTTTTTAGGAAAACTTTTCCTTTTCAATAATGGAGAAGTTTTCCTTTAAAAAGTCATTTAGTGAAATATTTTTCTTCTCTATTTTTTTTGTTCCTCGTTTAACTTTTTTCTTTTTTACTATCTCAATATTTAAAGTTTGATATATAGATTCTTTATCTTCAGATTTATCAATAATATTACATAATAATGAAATATCATTATTTTTTAAAGTTGATAATTTTTCTCTTAATGTATTGAATAATTTTGTTTGATGATTATACCTAAAATATCCTATATCACTTTTCCTAACCCTAAAATCCAAAACACATTTTTTAATAAATTTAAATAACTCTTCTTTATCAAGATATCTAAGTCCCATATTATTAAAATGTTTGTTAAGATAATGATTCAACGGACCATTTTTAACAAACATTGAAATTAAATAGGTTGGAGTGATGGGCGAGTTATACTTCAACAAATTTATTTTCTCTGTTGCTTTTGGTATTGGACTGGTTCTACTTCCATCAAATAACCAATTTGAAAAAACAGTATATGGGCTTATCATTATAGATCCTTTCACTTATTTATTTTGATCTAATAAATTATAAATATCTGTTTTTAACTCATTCGTTGATGGTATATAATCAACATAATTTATATATTTCCATTTATAATTTTTTAAATATCTTCTTCTTTTTTCATCATAAATTTTATCTTTATGCCAATAACTTCCATCATATTCTATAACTAGTCTTTTTTCTGGAATAGCAATATCTAAACTGTAATTAAAAAAAGGATAATTAAGAACAGCAGTAGAAAATATCTTTTGAACTTTATTAAACAGCTCAACTTGTGGTTTAGATGGATTCTTAATAAAAAAATTACAATATGCAGCTTGACCACTATTCATTTTTATTGATTGTATTTTTCTTTGTTTTAATCCATTAGAACTATTCCACCATTTCTTACATGTCTTTGATATCTTTTCTCTTGTTGTTTTTTTATGTTCTTTTTTATAAAAATGATGATTTTTTCCAGACTGACTTTTACTTGATTTTAATTTACTTTCCTCAGTATGGTGTTTATTTTTCCAATAACCTTCTGTTCCATAAACTGGATGATTTTTGCCTTTTGGAGTATTCAAAAATTGTTTTTGTTTAACTTCTGGATTCTTATATGCTTTAAGAACTCCTTCTTTTATTTTTTCTTTGTGAACTTTACTATATGGTCCTTTGAGTCTTCCTTTGAAATAATGACCTTTTATATATTTATTTGATTTATTTGTTACTTTTATTCCACACCCACATTTACAAAAAGGTAGGTCCATCATAATTAACTCCTTATAATATATTTTACTAAATCTGTAAAAAAATTATCAACAGACTTTTGACATTTTAATTTGGGAACTAAATAGGTTTCACTATTTAAAATTTTATCTAATTTTATTTCAAGATCTTCAAAATTATCATATAAATATTCATTGTCTAATAATTCAGGAAAACAAAGTCTATTTGGAGCTAATACTATAGTATTGTTATTTATAGCTTCTAATATAGTATAGTTAAAAGTATCTTCTTGAGATGATATTAATAAAACTTTAGATGAAGAAAGAAATTTATAATAATCTTCCCAATTGTTAGTCTCTATTCTTTTAATTTCTCCAAATTTTTTATTTATCTTTTCTTCTATTTTATAATCAACTTTTTGTTTTGTTGGTCTTGCAACCGATATAATATCATATATTTTCTTTTCTTTAAATGTTTGATAAGGAGGATTGGGCAAATAAGTTACTTTTGTATTTGTCCAATTAAGTTTTTCAGCATGATAGTTACTTCCAACAAAGATAGTATCAAACAATGTTGAGTGAGCTGTTTCGACTGGAAATTTAGAATGCGTAACGTTTTCAAAATAATCATATTTGTTTAAAGATGTTGCATGACAAAACGCAAACATGTGTTTTGGTCTTTTATGATATAAAGCACTGCAAAAAATACCAGGAAAACTAATATCTGATAAAAATAAAATATCATCATCTTTTAAATCTAATTTCATATATTCTTCTATTTGACTAGTTTCCCATCTTATAGACTGTTCAACTGGGGAAAATAGCTCAGAGCGTCCTCTAATAAAAGCAGTCTTTAAAAAATCACGACCACCTAATGTAGTAACACTCATAGGAACTATATCAGCAAATGCATCAAAAAATGAACGTTCCCACCATTGCTGATATCTCATTGGTGTTGGATATTGTGGTACAAAAATTATTCTTTTCATGTCACTAATCTAAGCCACCTTT